CGCCGCTTCTACCGGGCGCTTTCGTCCGTTGATGAACCCAAGGATTCGTTCTTTTGATGCCATTCGATTGCCTTCATACATACGTTGAAAACTGTCTCAAAGAGACTGGGGAACGCTTCCATCGTGATGCCCTCCTCGTACAAGAGCCTCACTATTTCGCCTTTCATGTCCATAGATCTGGCCTCAAGTCTTTCCTCGTTACACCTCCCTCAGTCTGATGCTCGATCTCTACTGCCAGCTCCGCACTGGGAACCCTCCGCTTCGAGATCAACAACCCCATCCAAGTCCTCGTGATACCCAACTTCCTAGCTAACTCAGCCTTGGAACCTCGGGGCTTGCCTTCAAAGTAACTGTTCAGATCCATGATTACCTCCTGTACTTCTATGTTACACGATCTGTCTTGCAATGCAAGCACAATGTATGTTAGAGTTTCATTTCCCTCATGTTGAGGGGTTAGAAAGGAGTGTTCATGGATGACTTTGTGTACATACCGTCAGCGAAAACCGACGTAGGCAAGAGGATCCGAGAGGAATGGCAGCGGTTAGGTCAACTACCCCCGGACAAGGATCCGCGAGTCTTAGAGAACCGTAGAAAGGCATGGGAATATGGACAGAATGGACCAAGCAGCGTTCCATCAAATGATGCTTGAACGTCTTAAAGAACTTGAAGAGGCTGTGGAACGAGCAGAGAAGGGCGAAGCCACAGAACAAGATTGGATACGAATCCGTTATGAATGCGGTTTAGGAGCTAAGAATGCTGATCGCAAGAGCAAGTGAAGGAAAGAGCTTTACCCCCGTACCTTCGGGATCCCATTTGGCAAGGTGCTACCGAATCATTGATCTTGGAACTCAGAAAACGGAATGGGCTGGGCAGGTCAAGCTCCTTCAGAAAGTCATGTTCCAGTTTGAAGTTCACTCGGAAGATGACGAAGGTAATCCTCTGGTTACTTCAAAAGGGGAACCCATGTCCATCTCAAAGAACTACACCTTGTCCTTGGGAGACAAATCCCAACTCAGGGCCGATCTGGAGGCTTGGAGAAGCAAGGAGTTCACAAGGGACGAGCTGAAGGGCTTTGAGCTGAAGAACGTACTAGGTGCGTGGTGTATGTTGACCGTTACCCGAGCTACCGGGAAAGACGGTAAGGATTACACCAACATCTCCGGTATCTCTCCGGTTCCCAAAGCTATGAAGGCTTCTCTCCCGGAACCCCACAACGAGGTTGGCATCTTCTCAATTTCCGATCCTGACATGGAGATGTTTGACACCTTCTCCGACCGGATCAAACAGAGAATCATGGACACCCCCGAGTGGAAGTCCCGCAATACAACCGAAGACGATTCATCAATCCCTTTTTGAGACACATCATGTACACCACTATCATCATCCCTCTGGCTGAACTTCCGACCGTCCTTCGTGCTCTCAACGCACAAAAACCTGTGGAAGTTAAGGTAGCCCCAAAGCCTCCAGTCAAACGGGGCCGTGGCCGTCCTCCCAAAGCCAAGTGACACAAATCGAGTTGTACGACGAATCCGGGAGGGTTGGGATACTGACCTTCTCGGATGATCGTTTGTCGTTCCAAGGAGCCCCTGATGAGGCTGCAAGGGCGTTCTTTGAAGCCTTCAATCAGGTCTTCTCCTCAGAACTACAGCAAGCGTATATAACCGGCTGGAACGACGCCTTGAAGGAGAAGGTTAATTGATAACGACTCAATTGATTGCTAAAGGCTTTACTACCTCTGAACACTGGTACACCCGAGACGGGGAACCTGCCTATACCGTTAAAGGGTCTACAGGAGAACGTCCTACGACCCTCAGAGACGCTAGAAAGCTAAATCTGGTTCCTAGTGTCACCTCAATCATTAACGTCGCTGCAAAACCCGGTTTAGAGAAGTGGAAGCAACAACAGCTACTCCTTGCAGCTTTGACCCTTCCCAAGATCAATAGTGAATCCGAGGATGAGTACATCGACCGGATCATTCGTGACTCGAAAGAACAAGGGAAAGCCGCAGCGGATGCCGGGACCGAGATCCACGCCTCCATTGAGAGCTTCTACCAAGGCAAACCCAGTTCCTCCCCCTATGTTAAAGGGGCTACAAACCTCATCCTTGAGACGTTTGGACCCCAATCTTGGATAGCGGAAAGATCGTTTTCTCATGAAATCGGTTTTGGAGGGAAGTGCGATCTTCATTGTCCTACTGTTGTCTTAGACGTAAAGACAAAAGAGTTTGAGGACCCCAAAGATGTCCAAGTCTATGAAGAACACATCATGCAACTCGCGGCGTATCGCGTTGGCCTTGGACTTCCTGAAGCCCGATGCGCCAACATCTTTGTATCCCGCTCATATCCGGGTGTTGTTACAGTCATTGAACACACCGAGGAAGACATCAAAAAAGGCTGGGAAATGTTCACCTGCCTCCTGAAGTATTGGCAACTATCTAAAGGGTATCAATGAAACCTGTTAAAGCCTTCAAAACAGAAGACGGAACTCTGTTTGAAGATCTCAGCGCAGCAGAAAGGCATCAAGCCTTCCTCGATAACCGTTCCGAGATTGAAGAGTTCCTCTCCAGCGATCTCAACCCCTATAAAGCAGCAGCACATCGGGGGATCGCTCGCATGACCGTCATCAACTGGTCCCTGTGGAGAACCAAAAATGACCGATGACATGATCAAACAGGTGTTCTTCTATTGCGAGAACAAAGGCGGTCTCATCGCAGACGGCGTAGATATTCTGGAGTTTGCAAGGAAGATCGAAGCCGTTCTAACCCCTACGATTCAACTTCAAGAACACCACCGCTGTGTAAAGATCGTCTCTGATCTCAACAAAGAAGTCGGTAAGAAGTTGGCTACCCTAAGACCTTAAGGGGTCATTGGCGGCATTCCGGTAAACGGCTCTGGCCTTTGAGGCTGTCTAACTGCTGGTTCTTTTGGAAGGTTTTGATAAACAAAAGGCAGAGCAGACAAAGCCATACCCGGAATAGTCGTCCTTGGAACCAGAGACAACGCCCCACCAAGAACACCCAAGCCTGACGTAGCAATCTTTCCTAAGTCTCGGTCTTCAGGCGGCAGATCCATCTGCTGACGGATGTCGGCTATATCCACCCCAGCAGCACCCAGAGTCACCGGAGGTGCAACGTACCTACCTACGGTTTGCAGACCTCGGGTGATGGGTTGCATCATCCCTTCAAACGTCCTTGTAACCTGCTCCAATCCTGATCTGGCAGGTTTGGTTACACCGATCTCTCCTTGGGGACTCCTAGGTCCAAGGTATTGCCCCGGCTCAGTTCTGGGAGCCAAAACTCCCGAGGGCGTAGAAGTAAGCCCCGGAGCTTGAGTGAGAGGAGCTTTAGGTTCAAGACCCAGCCTCTTAGCTATTTCTTCTGCTTCCTTTGCTCTGGCCGCTTGCTGGGCGGTTTCTACGTTAAACCCCTGCATCCTAGCTCGGCCAGTTGCACCTTCTTCCGTAGTTCCTTGAAGAATCCTCTGAGCGTTTTGGTTCAGTTGAAACGGAGTTACTCCTGCTTGCCTTTGAGCAAACAACCTCCCTTCCTCTTTAGCCCTTCCAAGGTTCCTAGCGGCAGACATAGCGCCTTTACCAGCAAGTTGGGCACCTGACATCGCGGCCCCTGCCCCGGCTCCATAAAGACCGTATTCAATCCTCTCGGCTCGTTTAGATGCTTCTGATTGACTCGTATCAGGCTCTACCGCCTCAAACCGATTTTGTTCCCGAGAAGGAAGGCGAGAGATGGCTTCTTGCATCTCTTCCTTCGACATCCCATCTGGAAACTCTACGGGGCCATAACCCTCTACGTTAACGATCATGGCTTACTCCCAAGTCTTTGTCTGAGGGTTGTACCGAGGAATACCAGAAGCCCGTGGAACCAAACGATTGCCATTGGCTATCTTAGAAAGATCCTCGTCATATTGTCTGAGCCTGTTTTTGTACCAATCGGATCTCTTGAACTCTCTGATCCCTTGATTGGATTCTTCAAACTTTGCAGCAATGTCTTTGTCAAACTGACCACGCAGGGTGATCATGTCTGCCTTCATCCTCATAGAACCCGGAACATCTTCAGGATTGATTCCTGCTCGTCCAAAGAGTTGTTGCTCGTAGTTAGATACCGCACCCTTGGTATATTGAGACATCATGATCTGTGATTCAGTCATGAGTTGTAATGCCAATTGGAACCGAGCTTGTTGTTCAGGGTTCAAACGAAGATTCCGAACAATCGTTTGAAACTCAGGAATGCCAACAGCAAACCTTCCTCCCGGACCCGTTACACCAACACCCTGCTCAACCAATCTGGCAACCAAGGAACGAACTTCGTTGTTGCTAAAGATACCGAACATATCCTTAGCATCAGGAGCGTCTGCGTATTGCCTGAAAATCATCGCACGACTCATATTAGGTGTCGCACGATCTGAATTGTCCAATACCTCTCGACGTTTCTCATTCTCGTACCTTGCGCGATCCTCTGCTGTCAGGTTCGCTACCCTTTGATCAGTCTCTTGCTGTTGTTTGCTAGGAACGCCCAAAGTAGTCGGTTGAACAGGTTGGCCATCAGGAGCGGTGCCACCAGCCTCGCCTGCCTTGGATGTACCAAGATACGGCGCAACAACTTGCATGGCTTGCGGGCTATTCCGACCAAACTTCGCTGCGGCCTCGTCATATCTGGCTGCAAGATCCTTCGGAAGCGATTGGTTACCCATACCCGGAATGAACCGATCCACAGTATCAGGGCTGACTTGTCGCTCTGCCAGTGCCTTTGCGCCAGCTTCTTTGCCTGCCAGTTCAGCAGGACTGGGAAGACCTTTAACCCAAGCCTCTACAGCAGCTTTCCCTTCCATAGCTACAGCACGAGGAACGCTCATTTCACCTTGGCTGGTGGCAATCTTTACCGTATCCCCAGTGTCATAGAAGTACAGCCTTCCAGTTGCTGAATCATAGACACGGTTGTCTCGGAACTGATACCGATCCTTGTTGAATTGCCGAGCCTTATCCATCGCCTCGGATACAGGACGGCCCTCCAACATGGATTGCAACAAGAATCCACGCTCACTCAGCATGGTTCCTGTAGGCTGGGAAATCTGAATGAACTTTACGTTCGGTCCAGTCATCCCCGGAGGGGGGATGTCAGGATTCTCAACCCGAGCAAACTCCGCTTGAGGGGTTCCTTCTTGCGGTCTCGTTGCGGGTGCACTAGGGGCACCACTAGGAGCACCGCTAGGAGGGGCACTAGGAGGCTGACCACCAAGAAGATTTTGGTACATCTTCTCCCGCTGACGCATCTGAGCGAGAGACAAACCCCTCTCAGCCAATCCTAGTTGAGCCTGAGCGATCTCTTGCCCTCTCTTTTCTTCTAGTTCCTCTGCGGCCCTCATCTTTCCAGCAGCAGTACCCAGACCCTCAAAGAACGATCCAGTCCTTCCGGGAGTCAATAGACCCTCTGCCAAAGCCAATAGCTGAGGATCGAACATCCGGTTTTTACGACCCTCTAGGGACTCTGTAAGCCTCGTTAAAGCCTCTTGATAGGTTTGATTAGCTTTTAGAGTCTCTGGGTCTGTACCAGCAACGTATGTAAGCGGAGCAGTAGCCATGATTAGCCCTCACCACCAGCAGTATTCACATCGCTGTATTCAGCCCCGTAATCAATAGGAACTTCTCGGCCTTGTTCGTTGTAGTAAGCAACCGCTCTAGGATCAAAGTACAGGTTTTGACCAGAGGAGTCTCTACCAGCATATTGAGCAGGATTCACAGTGAAGGTCCGTCCCTCGCCACCACCAAAGACTGACCCCGCAATCCTTCTCAAAGCCGTATCAAGCGGACTTCCTGCTCTGGTGGCTCCCAACATGGACATAATCCCCGTCACAGCACTGAGAGGAGATACTCCGTACTGCCCTGCTTGTCCCGGACCAACGAAGCCGGTGGTTTCACTCAAGGGTACTTGGAAGCCTCTTAGAAGGGCCTGTGCTTGCGTTGCGGTTTTAAGAGGAGCATCTCTCAAAGCCTGTTGATAGGTCTGCATTGCAGTACCCTGATCCATCAAGGCTTTCGATTCTCCTAAACCCAGTTCTTGTGCAGTCTTAGCGATTCCCGCTTGAGCTTTAGCTGCTTCGGTCTCCAAGCCCATTTCTTTCAGAGCAGCATCCAAAGCGCCTTTATAGCCCTCAGAAAGTGCTCCGTACTGCTGTCCTGTCAAAGTCCTAGCAGACTCGGCCAAACCTTGTCCCAAGGCTCCTGCGTACCTTTGCGACCCCAATTGACCGGCACCTACCATCCCTCCCCGTAGAGCAGGAAGGAGGTTTCTTTGAATGTTCTGTTCCGAAAGCCTTGCCATCTCCTGAACCACGTTCTGTGTGTACGGGTTCATGAAGGACTGGATCTTCTCAGGAGTAATACCAGCAGCAGCAGAAGCCGCAGTTTCTCCGGCAGCAGCCAATCCCGGTCGATAGGAAGCAGCAGCCCCCGGCGTCATCTGATACGCCTGCATCTGCAACGGATCTAACCCGGCAATCATCTGCTCGGGGGTTCTCCCCATCGCAGTGGTTCCAGCCGAAGCCAGACCCGTTAGATAGTCCGTATAGTATTGAGGCGCTTCCTGAGCCTTCGTCGTTGTAGTTTTAATATCGGGAAGCGGAGAACCTGCGGTAATACTCATTACGACCTCCTGCGAGCCATAGACAAATACTCCAGCGGAGACTTGCTAGGCGGGGGAATCTTCTTTAACGAACCACTGCGCTTGTGAGAACGAATCTCCTCACGCATCTTGTCCAACAACTTGGCTCCGGCTCGGTTGGAACCATTACCTAAAGCAGCTACCGTTTCTGCGTCAAAGACGTACTCTCCGTCAGCCAACATCGCCGGGATGTCGTCCGATTGACCATCTCCGGGACCCTCTACATAGGATCCTTTTCGGAAATCAATTCTTGGTTTCCCGGCATAGTGGACTACCGAAAGCCCACCACCTTTCATTAAAGGCGTCATCAGACCCCCTGAAGCGGCCATCTGATCCTCTTCTTGTAAACCAAGAATGTCAGATACCTCTGAGGGTTGCCCGTAGGTGAAATAGTTCATGGCTGACGGTGCTTCCTGTTTGGGTTCTTCTTTTGGCTCTTGTAACGCAAAGAAAGCCGCCAGAGGACTCTCGAATTCTACTTTAGAACCCTCTCCGGTTTGAAGGGCTTGCAAGGGAGACACAGGCTGTTGAATCCCTGAATCTGCTAAAGCAGCAGCCCCAAGACCCGCAGCGGCGATTCCTGCGCCTGTCTGGAGAAGATTTTGCCTTCTGCCCATATCCAGACGCAGTTGTGCAGCCCTTGCCTCTTCATCGGCCTTTTTCTTGTCTTCTTCTTCTTTCTTTAGACGATCCGCTTCCTGTTGCTCAAACAATTGATAAATACCGGAAGCAGGACGAGATTCATCCTGCGGGGTATTCGGATCATCCTTAATGCTGGGAGTTCCTAACTGAGTTGTAATCGCAGTAGAAACATCCGTGGGGGTTGCATAAGCAGGAAGGTTACTAATCGCCGTATTGACGATGTTTTGTACGTCTGCCGTGGAAATACCGGGGTTGTCCCGTATCACACGGGAAACAATCCCCTCAACATCTTGAGTGCTTAAACTCGCGGGGAACTTAATCCCAGAGATAGCGTCAGAAAGATTTTTTGCTGTTACAAAGTCTTTGGTCGCAGTCGATACGATAGTTGATATATCTGTCGCAGTCGGAGCAGTGGGAAGTTTACCAACCGCCTCGTTAACGATTGTTGTAACGTCTGTCGCACTTAATCCGGGGCGTGTAGCGATAACATCTGTGACGATGCGTTTTACGTCTGCTTCTGAAAGACCCGCAGGAATAACGACACTGTTTGCAATCCTCGTGATGTCTGCATCGGATAGGCCCATATTAGTTCCCCCTGCAACTAACGTATCGTTTCCGCCTCCGGAAACTAACGTATCGTTCCCGCCGCCAGACACCAACGTATCGTTGCCAGTTCCCGCAACTAGAGTGTCGTTTCCACCTCCGGCAACCAATGTATCGTTTCCACCCCCAGCCGTAAGGGTGTCATTACCGCCACCAGAAACTAAGGTGTCGTTGCCACCACCAGATACTAGGGTGTCGCCTCCGGCAACTAAAGTGTCGTTGCCTCCACCTGCCTTTAAGGTGTCGTTGCCTCCACCAGCAACTACAGTATCGCCGCCAGTCGTGCTTTGAGATGTGCTAATGACTGGGTTTAAGGCAGCGCCACCTTCCAAAGCATCTATGTCTGCCTGATCTACTTTTCCGTCTTTGTTCAGATCGTATCGGGCATCAAACGCAGAAGATCCTGAAGCGATCTTTGAGGCTTCTATAGCGTTGGCGTTTTGCAGTGCCGCCGGTCTGGTTGCAGTTGCATCAGTAACGGGACCAGTGGCGGTGGATCCCGTGGAGGTCGATCCTGTAGCGGTTGATTCTTTAGCGGTCGATTCCTTGGCGGTTGCATCAGCGGCAGGCCCAGTGGCGGTTGCACCTCCTGTTTGTGTGCCGCCTGTTAAATCCGTGGCAGAAGCACCTCCCGTTGAGGTTGCAGCATCGGTGCTTGGCGAAGTAGCGATTAGTTTCGACGCATCTAACTGAGCAGGTCCTTGAGTGGCCTTGGTATCACTATCAGCAAGAACCTTTCTCGCTAGATCAGCAGCCACCTGTTGTGCGTCAGGAGAAGGCTTAACTTCTACAACTTCCGGCTTCGCTTCAGGCGGGGCGGCTGGAGGAACCGTCGTAGAAACTCCCGCAGGTTTAACTTCAGGGACTGGTGTCGCGGCGGCGTTTCTATCCGCCTCAATGATCTTGGGGATCAGCTCAGTAGATTCTTCAGGAGTTAGATCAACAATAACTTTAGTTTCGTTGTCCATGACCCTCTGACGGCCATCGGAGAAGGCAAACAACGTAAACCCGTTGTTCATGTCATAGGTGTTGACCCCTTGATCTATAGCAATCAAAGAGAAAACAGGAAGCCCTGATGTTTGACCCGACCCGGCTCCCATAAACGGCCTTCCTCCCTCTTCTGGAGGCGTTGCAGACTCACCTATCGCAACACCCGCAGCAACCTCTCCACCGGGGCGTTCTGATGTACCGTCTCCAACAGAGGTTCTATTCGCTAACAAGGTAGTACGGAAGTCAGCGTTCCTGCTTTGTTCGGCTACCAGCGTTTCTTCAATAACGTCATCAGAGATTCCTGCCGCCCTCATTCGATCTACGATGTTCTGTAGACCCTCTAATTCAGCAGGAAGCCAAATCTGTGTTGCTCCGGGCTGTAAAGCATTTCTAAAACGCCCATAAGGATCTCCCAAGGTGGGAGCCGATACATCGCTTACAACGCCAGAACCTGCTAACTCCCCGATACTCGTTCCTACGCCAGACCCCGGATACAAGATTTCTTCATTGGACGCAACAGGCTCTTGCCTTGTAATAACGGGCGAAGTTTCTGTAGGGACCGATTCAATGGTAGGAGGAGCAAATTGCTCCTGCGGTACGGTAACGGGGAACTCGTATATCGGCCTTGGGAACCCTTGATAACCCATCGCTTCCGGGTCTGCTGGGAAGGACAGGTTGTCTCTGATTATTGCGGGGCTAACGTCTCCTGCGGGAGATACCTGCGTTGGCCCTATGAACGACGAGTAAGTCGGCTGAATAACGTCTGCCGGAGCAGGCAACCCTCCTGTGACTTGACCAAAGTCCTCGGGTTGAGCAGCAGGTGTTCCTCCGGTGAACTCATCTGCACCTACCGGAGCTAAAGGAGTAGGTTGTCTGACAGCCGCCGTCAGCTCACGATTGGCATTAGTGATAGCAGCATCAATCAACGACTTGTCTAGAGGCTTTCCAGTTAACTGCGACGATAACGTCGTAACAACCAGATCTTTCTGACCTTGCGAAAGTTGCGGGAACTTCTTTCCGTCAACTTCTATCTTGTTGGCACCGTAAGTAATTGCACCTTGCAAAGCAGCATTGGTCAGTTTTGCCGAAAGATCCCCTTGGGTATTTAAGGCAGCGTTAATAGAGTCTGCAACCGCTGCTTTGATTTGCGGGTCTTTGATCTCATCAAAACCGGGGACTTGAGCCGAGGCAAGATTAAACATCCCTCCTACCGTGGCATTTCCAATCGCTTTCTCTACATCTTCCCCCATCACAGCAGCACGAGCACCAGCCGCACCGATGTTGGCTAGGAAGTTCTGACCCGCAGCAGACTCAAAGATCCCAGAGGCTGCGTTAGCCAGTTCACCAGCTACCGCTGCGCCAATGCCAGTTCCTAAAGCCGCCAGAGCACCTTTCTTAACATCCCCTGTCAAACCTGCGGTCAGAATCCCCGCTCCAAGACCGGCAGCGACAGAGGCAGGAAGCGTTACCCCTATTGATCCAGCGACAAAGTTTCCAATCGCTGCCCCGACCCCCGGAATCGCTAGGGAGGCAATTGCTACAAAGGGAGCTATGTCAGCAAGATCAAAGTCGCTTGAGGAGTGCCCTTGCGTGAAAAAAACCGGAAGGCCGTCTTGCGAAAACGCAAGATTAAATGTTGTGTTGCCTTTACCTCCGTATGTACCGCTCCACACATACCCAGAATCAGCGGCATCCCCGGTATCTGCGTACTGGTGTTCCGAGTTTGTAGATGACAACGGCTTATAAACACCATTACCAGTAAGAGGTCTTAACGGGTCATCTACTACTTTTTTAAGCTCTGTTAAGTAGTTGTTCCCATAATACTGTTTGTATTGGTTTAGGTTGTCCTCCCCAATTACAACAGGAATGGTTCTGACAACATTTCCGTTTTCATCAAATATCTTCTTTGGGACAATCTGATCTATAGACTTTACGCCACGGTTCAACAAATCCGCAGCAAGAAACTTACTAAAAGCATCTATGCCACCATAAGCCCCAATCGCTCCACCTTGGTAATACTTCGATGTATCAAGGTTGCTTCTTTGACCGCTTATTTGGTTTGTAAGATTGTCTAGGTAAACCTTTCTGTAACTCTTGCCGTTTACACTTTCAAACGCCTGCGGAATCTCTCCGGCTGTATTCAAAAACCATTGCGTGTTGACTTGGTTCCCATTTTTGTCAACCAAGGGTGTTGCGGCAAACTTATAAAACTGCAACTTGGCCGCTAAGTTTTCTTCATTCGGAAACAGGTCTTTCAACAACCCGTCCCGAGCCGCCCAGTAAGCGTTATTAAAAATCGGAAGAAATAACTCGTCTTCAATGTCATATACACCGTTGCCGGTTACATCGGTGTAGTTTCTAGGGTTCAGAGAAGCTGGCGGTACAACAGCAGGACTGCCGTATCCCTTTCTCCAGTCGTCATAGTCCTGTCTGGTGGGGCCGTAAATAAGATCCATGTTACGTCCTTGGATTCACTGCTGACAGAAGAGCAGCAGCCCAATCAAACCAATCATTGAAGTCATCCGTCTGAGGAATGGCCTCATTCGCAAAGACATCAATAGCTTTCAAAGCATTACCCCAGAGCTTCCAATCTGTTTGTTCTGTAGGGATCTCCAGTTGTTGTGCAGAATACTGCTCAACCATCAAAGATGCCCACGACTCAAACGTATGGAATCTAGGATCGTAAACAAGAGGTGATTGGGTACTAGGCATTAGTAACCCCGGACATCACCAAAGTCAGCATTGAGAATGACTTTGCCTAACTGGTAATCCCCGCCAGCGACGTTTGATACGAACTTGAGTCTCAGTTCCCTTCGCTGCTCTTTCATATCAATCTTGTTCGTATTCGCATCAAACGTATAAGGACCCGTCGTGGAATCGTCACTCTGAGCATAAGGTCTACCAGTGATATACAACTCCATGTCACCTTCTAACAAGAAGTCAGGCTCTACCCTCTCTAACCTGACCCACTTATTCATACCTTCCATGGCAGGTTGAGAAGGTCCTCCCGCTACCCATCCCAAGTCACTGGTCTCAAAATAACTTTCAATTGCTGACACATTCTGACCGTCAATCGCATCCGTACCAATCTCATGTTGGTACATCTGAATGCGATTCGGAGGCAGAGAAAACGTCAAAGAGACACTTCCAGTTCCAGTTGCTGCTTGGGACATTTCTATGGCTTGTGCATAGATAGCACTCACAGGGATTGCGAACCCAGCTCCTACCCCGCTGTTCCCAAGGTCTGCATCATCCGCAGATAGCACATCTCCTACCTGATACGCAGCACCCCTCAGAACAATCGAGACAGTGGTTACAGCGCCTCCTAAAACACCGATGTTGGCCGTAGCATTGGCTCCAGAACCTCCCGTTAGGGGAACGTCCGTATACGACCCATCTACATAGCCAGAACCGCCTGTAATCGCTCCCAGCGTCTTTATGTTGGAACTGGTAATCGCAACAACAGAGGTCCCCGCAGGGATGTTAGAACCCGATATAACCTGCCTCAGAGCCACCTGAGTGTTATAGGTATCTAGGAATAGAAACTCGGATCCACTGTTCACTGTGAACATGGCCGAAAATATCGCCGTTTCAGGTAAGGTCTCCCAAGATGCCATCACGGGGTAAGCAAAGACTTGAGAGAAGTATCCCGCTGATCTACGGGCACCGATAGCTTGTCCTGCGTCATACCAAGTCTGTTCCCGGACGTTATAGATGATAGCGTCCGTGCACTCCGTAGCATTCCCTCTTGGATAAAACCACCAGATCTCCCCAAAACGGGGAACTTTGGTCGCCCAAACCTTCTGTCTCTGACTGTAGTTGAGATTGTCAAAGAACCAGTTTTGGTTCATTGCGTTAGGAATCTCTTTAACCGTCCCGTTATATAGAAGGAACCTATCTACCCCGCACCAGTAATAGATACCGTCATACTCAATGACACTCTGAGACGACATGATCGAGGACTGGCTGGAGATAATGTCATACCTCCAGAACGTAGGAACAGCAAAGTTAGCCGTACCCGGAACACCTAAGTTTGTAGGTGCATAAGAGACCCGTATAAGGCTGTCAAGGCTCCAAAAGAGTCCCGAGGGAGAGTTAGACCCACCCCGTACCGGAAGCCCTTGTACGATCTTCCCCGTAGCTACGTTTACAGAGTTCGCATCACTGGAAACCCAGTCATTTGTATTCCCTGCTGAACAGTTCCTAATGAGACCGTTGTTCCCAAATACAAAGAGGTACGGGTGTAACGATACAACTCCTCCAGAAACAGATACGTTGTTGTTGAACGTAGCCGTAACAGTCGCTGAAGCCGTAGCATTATTGGACATCGTTACAGTGGTTCCAACTACCGAAACTACTGTCGTATTCGCAGGGATACCCGCTCCGGTAATCGTCTGCCCCGCTCCGATCAGAGTATTGGATACCGCCAAAGTTAGAGTAGGACTCAGGTTTGTAGTCGTTACAGAATCGGTAAAGACTCCAATCTGGGACATGCTCGTGCCAGTAATGTTCCCAATAAGGACTGGAGTATCGTTATCTGAGTCTATGGCTTGAAGATTTTGACCCGGATGGGCAACGATAGCTTGATACCCATTCCCGCCTACGTCATAGATCCCATCAAACTGCCACATATTCAACGGAGAGGCCGTAAAGTTAGATAGGGAAAACTCACCTATACCCGCTCCGACTCCGTTGTCATCAATGGTCAGGACTTCTAATCCGTTGTCATACCCAGAAAAGATCGACGTAAAAGCGTTCTGAGCGTTGACCCAAATGCCCCTCGAAGGCCCAAACAACTGATCCGAGATGACTCGATACCCTCGGATCTTGCGGGGACGACCTCTTTGAAACCTTACCCAACGACCATCGTTATAGAAGATCTTGTCAAAGACCGTTCCATCCCTTTGAATACCGGGCTTGGTATCTAACGCAAAAACTTTCTGCGTCATGTGAACAACCCACCCGAAATGCCAGTCGTAAAGGTGCCGTTACCAGTAATAGTAAGGCCCGTGGCAGTCAATCCTGATCTTTTAACACCTAGAATCGAAATGCCAAACTCTCCAGAACCGGGTCTGTAGATACCTGTACTGGTTTCGGTAGCAAAGTTCAACGCAGGAGCAGCTACCGTCCCATCTACCAAAGATACGTTAGAAGCACCCGCTGCAATCGTTGAAGCATTGAAAAGGTTTACTGAGTCACACAATAGAATGATCTGTTGGCCCGCAGGAACAGTAGCTACCGCACCCCCCGGAACGCCCGTTTGGAAGGTAATCTGATAGTTAGATACCCCGCCGTCCGTCTGGTTCGTGATGTAGTAGACCTGAATCGTCTCAGGTAGATTGACAGTGACGTTACCCGTAAGAGTCCCGGTGTACTTCTGTACCACATTGGACGCCTCACTAGCGGACAGCGTATAAGTCCCGGTCGCCACCGCTTTGGTCAACTGCGTAAAGTTGAACTGGGTTGATCTTCCTAAACCTACGGTGAACCACGCAGACCCTGAACTGACAATCATCGCGGAATCAGCAGGCTGCATCACCAAAGACGCAGCAGCATTGATCTGATTGCCCCCAGAAGGGCTTACGGTAAGCGTCCCAGATCCACCGTTCCTTACTAAGAAGAACCAGTCATCCCCAACAGAAGATGCCGTAGGGAGAGTCAAAGTCCCAGAACCACCCGTCCAGATGTACGTCGAGGCTCTATCAGCATCTACAGCCGTATAGCTAGAAGAGAAGGTGTTGACCGTATGCGATTGGTTTAAGGTCGAGGCAATCGCCTTCAGACCATATCCCGCTAGGGTCGCTGCATCAGCATTAGATGTTCCAACACCGAAAGCAATCAGCCCCCAAGTCCCTGCCGCTGTCCCGTTAGCAGTGATGTAGACGTACTTCGCTTCACCCGCAGCAATCGTGGTGATCGTCGTACCAGAGTTGGTTGCCAACGTAAAGGTGTTAGAACCTACGTTCCTTACCAGCGAATCTTCACCGACACTCGCTTGATTCGCAGGAGGCATCCTCAGTGTCAAACTACCTGAAGTAGCCGTGACATCCATGATCCTCGCTACATAATCGTCCGTAGCATTCCCGTTTACAGGCCATGCAAGGGTCGTATTGGCAGCTAAGGTGACGCTCCGATAGGAGACATCAGTCGGGACAATTACGTCCCCCGGAAAGACGTTTACAAAGCTCATGAATCCCTCACAACGGCTTGACGATCACCAATCCGGGCGACATCCTCAGTCTTTAACACTTCCATGATGGCTTGATACTGCTGTTGCCACATCGGAATCCGTTCGTCGTTCTTAAGAAACGGCATGGCTTGCAGCAAAGACCCATACAACAACGCCTGCGGAGCGTACTGGGTAAACCAATTGGTTTGGTTTGACGAATCTAGAGGCTGGATTCTTTCGTAGTACAGAACCTCATACGCATAGTCGTCCGCAGGAGTCGGTGCAACCAACCAGTGATCATAGTTGTAGTCGCAGTAATACTCAGGAACGTCCGTTTCCGTAGGATCCGGCCAGAACTCCCTGAGATATTCGTACTTCCTCAATAGGATCGGACGCCTTTCCCCCGCTACGGTAACGTTCATTGAAACCGTCTTTCTCCACCTAGCAGGCTTTTGAATGACTGGTTGGTCAGAAACCATGTTGGATGACACCACAACGAGGTTTCCGAGAAACTTGATTTCGGAAGCAATGACTTGTTCAGCCAGTCCGATAAAGGTAGGAATCTTACTGAGCGTAGCTTGGTCTGTACGCTCCAGATAGCTTTCGATGTCAGCTACCAAGTTGTTGTAGGTCATTACATAAGACATCACCACACCTTCTTTTTAATAGACTCGGGTTGCGGGACGTACTGTTGACCTCGCCGCATCCCCTCACGCTTGGCTCGCGTCGTTGCGGCGTATTCAGAAGCGGTTAGCTTCTCTCGTGCCTGCCGGGGGAGATACCGCTCACCCGTAGCTTCTTTCCCTTGCGTAGAGGGCTTTCCAGACCGTGTTCCCCAGTCTTCCCTCGTCCACTTTGATAGCGAATTATCCGCTGTCTTAGGCCCTTTGTAACCCCCTCCAGAAGACTTGTACTTCTGAGTGGCTAACTGAGCCTTCCTCGCTGACCACTGACCCGGTTTACCGCCCTTCCCCGAAGCCTTCACCTGAGAAACTATCCGCTTCCACTTTGAAGGATCAGTCTTGGCGGCAGGGGTCATTTGTCAGCCTTGTTGTCCAGTTTGTTGAAGATCTGCTTACAGATGTCCTTCAGTTCATCTATGTCACGGTGATAGTCCTCTTTTGAAACATAGGTCTTAGGCATCTCCCGAACGTCAGCATCAAGCCTTTCTATGGCTTTGGTGATGTTGTTTAAGACCCAGCCGCCAAAGAAGGCGGCGATCCCCACCACTACATTGAAGATCGCCTGTGTGTCCATTAATCCCTCGGTTGTTCCGGTTTTGCCGCCTCTTGTGCGACTTGCTGAATCCCGGCAATCAGGTTAGCCACCTCAACATACGGACGAGATCCGAGGTACTGAAGGATAGCGTTTACCAATTGAACCGGAACGTTGATAGCTTCTTTGTCCATGTGTATCTCCTAGGGTTGCAAAGCAAATGCTTTGTACTGCTATTTTGCCTTTGTTGTTAAACCCGAGCAAGGCTAGTAGCTAGCGTAGCAACCTCGTTTACTCGTCTTGTCCAACCATTCTTGTAGGTCTCCCAGTTCTTCAGAGACTCCATGTACTCCAGCCTTTCTTTACTGAAAGTCTTGATCAGATCATCTTGATCCGCCGCCCTTACAGCAGCCAAAGTCTTAGGGCCTATAGCACCGTCAGGAGTGGTTCCTACAGCCTTCTGGAGCGTCATAGCAGCCCTTCCGGGGCCTGAGTTGACCCCCATGTCAAAGACCATGTAATCAATCCCATAAGGAAGGTCATCGCCCTTGATGCTGGCCCAATATTCCTTCCTGTAGAAAGGCTCCACAATCTCTCGGGTCAAAGCCTTCATGTCTTCATGGGTGACTTTGTGGCCTACATAAGCCTCCCAAGCCTTTTGAGTTACACCTAAATTCGTACACCCCGGACGACCGTCAGGAAGATGATTGCCGGGATCACGGGGGTCATCCGTGAAGCCCCCTTCATGCTCCATCAACTGATCGTAGGCTCTAGACCAAGTGTCTTTCATTTCTTAGCCTCAATCACTTCTTGTTTGGCTTTAGATCCTGCACTGGAACCTAGAAAGAAATTCAGGATCGTAGCTACTACAGTCCCTAATAAGAAGCCAAGAATCGTATCGGCAAACCTGACGTTGGTTTCTGGGATGTTTGTAAAGGTAATGAGGAAGATGTACACCACTGCCATGATGGACCAAAATGTTGCTAGGTACATCACGAACCGCTTAGAGAACTTGTCTTCCTGATTTAGCGCGGCAACCTGCATCGCCCGGGCATCAGCAGTATTCTTATTAGCTTGCTCCACCATGAACTCTTCATGCTTCATGGCAGATTCACGCAGAGCCTTAATGTCTGTCTCGGACATATCAGGCTTTAGCTCAATCCCCGTCTTCTCCTGAACGTAATCTAAGCCCTTATCTACAACCGCCTGAGCTACTTTAGGCAGGTTGTTTTGTATAAGCGTAGAAACGATTCCTGCAACGATAGGAAGCATTCATTTCTCCGTCGTGATTACGTCTTCGCCCTTGGTGACTGTCACTCTTCCTTCTGTGACATCTACCTTCATCGGCGGCTCTTTCCGGTCGAGTTTGTCCAACCGCTCAATGAGAGACTTGATCACCTCAAACTCCGGCCTCTCCTGCTTTGGATTAGCCCCGGCGATACCGTTTAGCATGGCTATAAGAGCTGTTAAGGCAGCCGAGACTAGACCGATGACAGCGGCGATCTTGGACTCTTCTAACAAGAGGCTAGCCCCCACCCCGACCACAACGATCAGGGTAATGTAGAAGAGTCCATGCTTGCCAATCGCTTTCCCGGCGACTTCCTTAGCCGCAGACTCTGCTTCCAGCCGTTGTAACTCGGCCTTGGCTTGAGCCTTCAGCATACGGATTTCGTGCCTCACCGGGATATTTCCGCGAGCGTAAGCATCAGCGTCATCAGCCATATTAGGCACTTACCCACGGCGGTGCGAGTGAAACCGTTACAGGGTGCTTTTGGAGTTCCAGTTGGGCTTCAACTGCGGCTTCCGTGGCCGCACGATCAACTCCGTTCGCCCAGATCCATCCCAACACTTCGTTCTGCGTTAACTGATCAAACGGGACAAAGCTAGCCGGGTTCGGGCCGGGAACCGAGCAGGTGGAGTAGACAGAGGCAGAGTAGGTCTTGTCACCATCTACTTCGGTCTTGGAAACGCGCCAGTGGCATTGATAGACCACATCGCTCAATCCATCTTCTTGGACTTTGCAATCTAAGTTGGTTACTCGCCAATCCATGATTAAGCTCCTTTTGATTCAAGTACGGCGATTTTCGCCTCTAGGGTTTCAATACGGGCCATTGCTTCTTGCAGGGCGACAGCGGCTTTCATCAGCAGCACAGAGGTTTTGACTGACTTCGTGGTCGTGCCAAGGTCGTTGCCTTCAGCGTCGCGGTCTTGATGTTCATCTACCAGACCGGGAGAGGTAAGCTCGACTTCCTGCGCCACCACACCCAACTGGACAAGACCAGATGGATCGTCTTTCATCTTGAACTTGCGGAAGCGCAGAGCCTTGATGTCTGACCATTGTGAACCTGCGTCCACAATATCGGTTTTCATCTTAGCGTCAGAAATTGTTCCGTAAGAGCCGTTGGTGTTGGTTACATTACCAGAGTCGGCCACTAAGAAACGAGCCGCTCCGCCACCAATGTTGTAATACTGAATTGCGTTAAATGTTCCGTTTGTAGTGTTTCTTGAAACGTAAATTGACAATGCTGAGCTTGTATAAGAAGCATTAGTCGCTTGAACAATTACCGCATCGTTATTGGATGTGTTTTTAAGTTCGTGATATGCGCCTGTGCTGTTGTTATAACTCCCATCATCACTCGCCTTAAAGTACCCACCGCTGGTGATACGGGCGCGTTCGGTGCCGTCTTTCGTCCAAATCAAATTTCCGGACGAGTCTACAGAGTTGTAGTAAGTAGCAACACTTGTGTACCGCAATCCGAGTTGGTTGCCAGAAGCATTTTCAAGAATTGCTCTTGCTCCGACCGCGTTACTCGTTCCGCCAACCAACAAATTCCCATCGCTGGTGATACGGGCGCGTTCGGCATTCCCCCCTGCGGCAAAAATCAATGCTGATTCAGCACGAATACCAAAATTTCCTGCTCCCGCGCCGGTAACGATTCCTGCGCCATTCCCTATATAGCCTGAAACTGTTGTGGTGTTGTAATAGTAAGTTGTAAATAGAGACACGCTGTCAGTTGCAACGAATCGTGCGGGTTCATTTGTCGCTTTTACATGCAATCGCGCACCGGGGTTTGTTTCCCCCACCCCCAAATTCCCACTAGCATCCAGCGTCATGCTGTCTGCAAAGCCGTAGTTTCGCGCTTGGAAAATTAAGTTGGCAGTGTTGTTATCTGCGTTCAGTCGGCTGACAATTCTTGAGCCTGAGTAACCGCCGCTTGAGTTGGTAATCTGAAACTGCAACCCTGCGCCGTAAGACGATGCGTATGCGCCAGTAGTGGTTACGCCAACTGTTACAACATTTTGGTCGCCAGTGTTAGTTGCGCCAGTGTTATATATCAGACCGCTTTGTCCAACAACATCAAGTCTTCTCGCTGGCGAAGTCGTCCCAATCCCGAGGTTGCCAGCGATGTAGTTGTTCGCGCCGCCTTTAATGTATATGCCCCAGTTGGCGTTTGTCGTGGGACTGTTGATTCCGTAGAAGCTGTAAATGTCGTCAACATAGATGCCGTATTTTGTCAGCGCATAGGTATTGCCTGTTGCGTTTGTGCCGTCAAATGGCGCGGCAACGTAAAGTCCGTAACCAATTTGATTGCTACCACTGTTGGATGTCTTGTCAATAATTCTGAGGCCAAAACCTCCACCACCCCAGACGCCACCATTGGTGTTTGCTCCAACAGTAATAGTTGCGACAGATGAGTCATTTGGGTCGTTGGGGATAGATGCCACAAGAGCACCGACCGTTGGAGTGCCAACTGCTGAAAGTTTTGCAGTAGGCGCATTCGTCCCAATCCCAACATTCCCCGCAGAAGTCGTCACCAGCGTATCTACAGGCGTAGAGCCGTTAAAACTGATTGCCTGTGTAGATCCTGCTGTACCAGCACCTACTATGTTTAGTGTGCCGGTAGAGGTGATACGGGCGCGTTCAACAACACCCGTAGCTTGTGCGTTTGTTCCAAATGCTAAATAGCCGTCATAGTTTCCGGCTGTGCCGTTTGCTTTGCGGCCAACAATTGAAGCATACTGGGCAATTTGCGTACTGTTGTAAAAGCCTCCTAGACTAATACCACCACCCAAGTCAATCGCCGCAGATGTGTCTGTGCTAAATGCTTGTATGGTTTGGTAGTTGCCCATAGTCGTACTTGCGGCACGGGCATCAATTCTTGATAAAGCACTAGTCGTCCCCACCCCCAAATTCCCACTAGCATCCAGCGTCATCGCCGACGCCGGAGCGCTACCACTAAACTGCACCGCATCCGTGCTGCCAGCAGTTCCTGCGCCCTTTACTCGGAATGTGCCATCGGAGGAGATGCGGGCGCGTTCGGCGTTATTAGTACCAAAAATTAACGGATGATTAGTGGGTGTATAAATCCAACCAGTTGTAGCATCTGCATACATTTCAACTGCCGCCGCACCAGTTGCCACAACTCTAGAATTTGCAGTTCCAGAACCTTCTACTTGCAGTTTGGTTGAAGGCGAACTCGTCCCAATCCCAACCCGATCCGTAGATGCATCCGCAAAGATCAAGTTTGCGTCCGTATCGCCTTCAACTCGGAAGTCAACATTCGCCCCGTTTTCGTTGAATACAGCACCGCCGTTCGCAGTCAGGGCCGTAGAAATCGTAACCGCCCCGGTAGAGTCCGTCAGGACAATAGCGGCCGTACCATCCTTGGCCTTGATGTTCGTGACTTCTAGGTTTGTCAGATCAAGCGTTGTGACGTTAACGGTTCCATTGAAGGTTGTGGTCGTTCCGTTGCTAGATCCAATCGTGATTGTCGTTGTAGAACCGCTTACTCCACCTGTGCCGATGTTGATCGTCTTGGTGGTGGCGTTCTCCGTCGCACCTGAACCGATGTTTAGGGTATGAGCCTTCGTTGATTGGTCGAGGGTGATATTTCCAGTCTGAGAAGCTCCACCTACGGTAAAGGTTCCCGAGGTCTGAGACGTTCCCAGAGCAATGTTTTGGGTCGTAGCCGAGAACGTTACAGCATCAGAAGCCGTCAGAGTCGTTATCGATAGACCAGAACTCCATTGCGGAGCCGATCCGGTAGAGGTAACAACTTGATTCGCCGTTCCGATGGACAGGAACGTCGTTGCTCCTGCTCCAGACTGATAAGGAACAGATCCAGCAGCACCACCAGCAAGATTCGTTGCAGTATTAACAGAGATCGCACTGGGAGCCGCCCACCCCGGAATACTTCCGTTGGACGTAAGAATATAAGTATTCAGTCCAATACCTAGTTTCGCCAGAGTATTGGAACCACTAGCGTAAAGAAGATCGCCGGTCGTCCACGAACTCTGTGCTGTACCACCGAATGTGGCACCCAGAGCATTCGTCAGATTCAGCGTATTAATGGTTGCAGTGGTTCCGTTGAACGTAAAGTTCGCAGAACCTGCAAGAACACCTGCGTTGTTATATTGAACCTGCGTCGTAGAACCACCAATGGTTCCCGTTGCTTTGGTCGCTATGACCTGTACCGTTCCAGTGTTGTCCTTATAGAACAACTTGCCATCAGTAATGTTGATAGCAAGCTCACCATCTAACAAATTGGTATTGACTGGAACCGCAGTCGTGGTAGTCGAATGGTAGAGCTGTATAGGAGTTGCGTTGGTCGCGGCCATGTTTCTTCCTTAGAACGTTCCGCCAGAGATTCCACCCCACTCAGGAATGGTCGCACCGGCTTTCAAAACGTACCCTTGTTGTCCCTTTGTTAACTTGCTCAATGCTGTTGTCGTTGAGGCATACAAAATGTCCCCAACAGCATAACTGGTCTGCCCTGTGCCCCCGGTTATAGCAGTTACCGGGCTTGTCAGACTGAACTGCGTCCCTGAGAGCGTCAAACCAGTCCCAGCAGAATAAACCTGAGAAGATGAAAACTGTGTAAACGTTAAGTTAGTTGTGCCGATGATCAAGGGATTTGCGGTCGTTAAGACATACGACTCGCCTGCACCTGTACTTCCTTCTTGAACAAAGAAGTAATCCCCCTGACCCAAGCCTGTAGTGCTGTCAGGTCTAAAGGTGTCTGTATCCGTTGATCTCGTCAAAACCCAGTTTGTACCACCCGGATCCGGCGTTCCTACCGTCGTAACTGTATAAACACCATTCTCATAAGCGTTCGTCTGGTTATATACCAAGACTCTGTTAGTGACAGAAAGATTTACTCCATCAATCTGTAACGCCGCTTTAGTGCCTGCATTCGTTAGCGTCGCACCAACACCTGCGTTTACCGTTCCTGAAATCGTCAACCCCGTACCGTCGGTCAGGGTCGTGATCTCTGGGCCGTTGTAGCTCAAGGAAAGAGTAACTTGATTACCGGCAGGAACTGAGAACACATAGTACGCAGTGCCTGATGTAATCCCATTAGCAGTGGATGTAAAGACGATCTGGTCATTTACAGACAGACTCGGAGACGTACTGAAGGTCAGGGTTTTATTACCGCTGATCGTTGTTACCGTTACCCCCGTTCCTCCGGGGGTATAGGTGGCATTCAAAGCAGTTGGAGTTTCTACTCTTACAGGAGTATGAATGTCAATCCCTGTAGATACAGCGTCGTCTACATACTGCTTTGTGGCTAACTGTAACGCACTTGTAGGAGGCTGAGTAACCGCTACCGAGGTCAACCCACCCAACGTTAGAGAACTTGCCCCCAGAGAGATTGATGTCGTCCCAATCGTGACCGCACTGTTCTGAAGGGATGAATTCGGGATGTTGGACAAAGATAGAGCGTTAGAGCTTCCCAGAGCTACAGAAGCCGATCCCGAGATGCCACCAGAATAAGTAAACGAAATGGAAGAGTTCGTCAGCGAACCATTCCCGATGTTTGACAACGTATTCGTTGAGCCACTAATTGACTTGTTAGTCAGTGTTTGTGACCCAGTAAGCGTAGCTACAGTCGAATCTATAGCTATCGTGACAGGGCTGGATCCGTTGTAACTTGTCCCCGATAATCCCGTTCCAATCGTTAGCGCATTCGGGTTGACAGCCGTTACCGTTACTGACCCGCCAAGGCTTACAGACAACCCGTTGATCGTAATCGAACTATTAGTGAGGCTTGCGTTAGCAATGTTTGACAGTGTGTTGTTAGAACCGCTGATAGTCTTGTTCGTAAGAATCTGAGAACCCGTCAGCGTTACTACCGTCGAATCTATAGAGATAGTCCCTGTTGTAGTAATAGGCCCACCAGTAAGCCCCGTGCCCGTATTTATTAGGGTTACCGCGCCAAGAGGAAGGCTAGACCACGAACCATCTTCATAAACCTCAAAAGCGTTCAGATCGGTGTTGTACCTCAACCAACCGTCTTGTCCTGCCGGTCGTTGTGCTGTTGTTCCTTGCGGAACCCTAATACCAGCATTTCCGGGGATTACAGGGTTGTTAGCTATCGCAAAAACAGGATCTGCTAAACCTGTAGGATTCGTAATCGTAATCTGATCGGTCGTGCCGTATAACGTCCTTGCGTTAACAGAACCCCCGCCAATTGAGAGCATCCCTGTAGAAGCAAGATTAGCAAGACTTAAAACAGTCCCAGTCAGCTCTAACAACGGATTCCCAGCGACACCGTTTCCGTTCGTTATGTTTAAGCCAGAACCTACCGTGAACGTTCTCGCAACTACGGTGCTGGAATCCGTCTTAGCAATAATGCCCGTCAGAGCGACTTCCAGACTCCCAGAGGCTCCGTTTAGGGTCAGTCTGTAATACGACTGCGCTCCGTTGTCCTGAAGCCCTAGACCTGTTCCTGTTGATAGATACCTGCTCTGAGGAAGGGTAGGTTCCTGAACAATCGTCAGAAAGGTCTGCTGAAGATTCGGGGCGTTAGCTATCGCTCCCGTGGTGGTTTGCCGAGTCTGCCCACCTTGGACAATTGCTACCGATTCCGTCCCGTTTAATGGCGTAGCCTGCGGGAGTTGTGTAATCGTGACATTCGGCATTTTATGGCTGCGTGTTCAAACCATCGACGTTACCATCATCCTCGGGGGTCTGAGAACCTTCTTGTGTGGAGATCACATATCCTCCATACCCCGTGGTGATTAGATTGTTCGGATCCACCGCTACACTGACATCCGGTCTTGGGAACCTAATCGTGATCCTCTCAGTCTTTCTAGCGGGAAGTCTGTAAGGATCAAAATCATCTGCACACCCCTGATCACATACCTGCAAACCCGGAAAGTTCGGGTCTGGTCTCATCACCGCGTGGGGTCTCTTGGCCTTGCAACGATCACAAATTGCGATTGCAATGTCAGAGTACCCAAGCGTGTCAAGAAACTTAGGCATGGTCAGCGGGTATATACCGAAATATTCGGCGCAAGCATCACAGGCGACTTGTCGCGCTCTTCATTCTCCGCAAGAGTCAGATACTTTTCTGCTTGGCCTTCAAGATACTGCGCCCTAGCAAGATCAACCCCCGGCAGTTCTAGAGCCATCTGGTGAGCCAGCATATTCTGAATTGCCAGATACCACCTTTGAGGGATTTCTAGCTCTCCTGACAAGGCTCCAACGTCCATGATTTGTCTGGAGTACCAAACAGTCATCTGAATAAATGGGTCAGAAGGAACCGGCCACAAGGTGATCTCTGCCTGTGGGATCGTCCTGTTGAACCAATACTGATACGGCTGGTTTGCAGTGAAGTTCTTGTTCGGCAAACTGGTGTAATCGTCCCGATTCAACCTAGCCATCGGGATTTCGGTTGAGTTGTTACCGAAAAACAGTTCCCTGACACTGATCGTACCCCCTCCGGTCATCCTCATACGGTAATACTGCACCGTTTGACCGGGTTCAATGTCATGCCAGATCCATTCGTTGTTTACCCAAACCTCTGCACCGGGGTCATACAACGTATTCCAAGTAATTCCATCTGCGGAATACTCGTAAATGACCGAAAACGTGCCCGAAACACCCGGCAAAACACCAATAGAACCTAAATAAACAGGGTTGTCAGTCCCGTAATCTACTGCAATGTTGCCGTTTGGCGCAGTTTGAGTGCAAAGTGTGTCAATGTTGCCGTCAAAAGCGTTCTCTACGACACCTCCGGCGCTACTGGTGTACCCCCCAGTGTCGTTAGGAGTCGGTCTGTTCATCTGCCGGTACATTACATTCAGTACGTCGTTACCTCCAACTGGAAGTTTGTAGACATACTGATCGGCTTTCAGACCGTAAACCTTCTTCTCAATGGCCCAATACTGGATGCCAATGTTGATCAGGTTAGACAAAAGAAAAAACAGACTCTCTTTTGCACTGAGAATCTGTTCTGAGGTCAACTCTTCAGCCAACTTCCCACAACGCCTAGCGCCATGATCTATTAGCTTCTGAGTGCTAATGACGGTTGTGCCGACTGTTCCTGAGTAGGACATAGATCACCAATTCGGGCAGTTCCACCGTTTCATCGAGGCTCTTGCTCTTGAACCCTTTTCACTGGCACGAGCAATAGGACCCATTCTGGCACAAAACGAGTCTCTTCGCTTCCCACCTTCAGGCTGTGGAGGCTTCAGATTCGACCCGGTTTCTCGGTTGTACTTCTCGCGCCCCTTAGCCGTCAAACCTGCACCTTGCGAAGCCGGGAGCTTCTCTCCCCTGCCAATCGCCAAACTTGGACCGCCATCTTTCATGCGATCAGGAAGTTTTCCGTAACCCTTCTTGCCTACGTTTGACTCAGTGAACTCTTTGGCGACCGAGGGTTTAATCCCTACCTTCTTTGCAAAGGCGGGGTTGTTCTCCGCAGCCTTCATCAACCTGAATTGCGCCTTTGTCTTGGCGGGCATCACACTTCACCATTATTCTTGATGTAAATACCCTCAAATGACGCTGTAACGTAAAAACTGGACCCGTTTAATGCAATTGCTCTGGCTTCAATGTCACTCTTCTCGGGGATCGCCAAAGGAATCTCCCAGTCATACCGGAACGCTTCGGATGCCACAGTTACATCCGCAACATTTCGGAACACACCATTCAGCGGCCTGAAGAAAAATGACCCCAAAATAGTATGCGTGGTGTTATTGGATGACGCCGAAAACGTCCCGCCATATACATATAACGTATACCCCGCAGGGACCGTCCAAAGCGCCATTTGCGTCTGGTTAGCACCCAGCGTGATTACCGCATAAACCGTCGCAGGAACACCGGCTGTTACTACCCCCGTCCCCACATACACCGTACCCGCCGCCGTACCACCAGAACCTGCCGTTGCAACATATGCACGAAATACTCGCAGATAAGAATTGACCGTATTGACCGCAGTCTGCCCGTTCAACTCTACGGTTTCGCTGATTTCGTTATAACTTGCATCTAAGCCCGAAACAACTACAGTCCTAGCCCCAGTCCCAGACGACGCATCATCTGTGCTGGAACTTGATACTTTCATCACCGTCGCCGCAGCAGGATACGCATACGCCCCGCCTTGACTCCAAATCGTCTCAGACGTTCCGTTGATGTCAGAATTTACGCCAAACTTGAATACAGTCTTATGCCCCTGTATCTGCGTCCGAGATACTTGAAGCTCAAAAGGCTCAAACCTGCCCTGCCGCGTGATTGAAGATATTGTGCTCATGTCTGTCCTTAAATGAGACAGGGGCCGAAGCCCCCGTCTTTAGCACACTTTGCCGCCGCGCTTCTTGGAAACCGTTACAGATTCTTTCGTCTCGGTCACAGTTTTAGGCTTCGTAAAATACTCCTTACCCTTCTGGTATAGCTCTTTCACTATACCAAGAGGATTCAGAGCATCCTCGACGCCTCGACGCGCTTCTGCGGCTGTTGCTTGAGGATCTTTAACAGTCAGACGGTCTTGCTTGATTTGTTCGGCAGTAGAACCGCCGTCCTTCATGCGACCGTACTTGCTGTAGACCTCATTACTATAAGCCTTCGCTTCCCGCATCGCAGTTGCATTCTCCGCTTTGTTCGCCCTTAGTAGACGAGCCTCAGCAGGAGTTACAGAGCCACCTTTTTTGAAAGTGCCTGACAACTGAGTAATGCTTACAGGAGCAGAGGGCTTCTTGCGGCCTTGGGGCATCGCTACAGGGGCACCGCTATCAACAACTCCCCCCGTAGCGTAGGCTTTTTTTGCCATGCCACCTTTCTTGTAACCGCCAGCGTTAGCCTTGGCAACACCACCAGTCTTATAGCCACCCGCATTGCCCATCTTCACCCCACCCGTTTTCGCGGGCGAATGATCAGGCTTTGCAGTGTCCATCTTGGTGTTGCGGTACTTGCCGCCTTGACCTTCCGTGTTAATGATGCCGCCGTCTTTATAACCGCCTTGGCCCATCACTACACCACCCGTTTTCAGACCCTTGTGAGCCTTACTAGCGGGCTTATCAGCGTGCTCTTTGAGGGCTTTCTCAGTCTTTGCCATCTTCATCATTTCTGACTTGTGCATAGACTTTGATTCGCCACCCTCTTTCATCATGCGACCCGCCATACCTACCGGAGCAGCCGGAGCCGCAGCAGCAGGCATAGCCATCATCGCACGACGACGAGCAGCCATAGAAGGACGCCGAGGAGCCATGGCCGGAGCCATTCCACCACGAGCAGGCATTGCAGGTTCTGCTGTGGTGGTCCCCATGCCGGGCATACCACCGGCTTGCATCTTCTTGACCTTGCCGCCCTTTTTGAGTTTTAGCTCAATAGAAGGCTCGGTGGTCATCATCTTAACCATCGGCTTGAACATTTCTCGCTCCTTAAACGGGGGTTTCCCCCCGAGTCAGTTAGGACGGATTCACGCCGATACCACCGGCGCTAGCAGACGGCGCAGGCATATCGACATAAATCTGACCAAGCGACGAAGCATCGGAGCCGAACTCGGTAATGCCGACCATCATCGAATTCTTGATTACAACTTGACCACCAGCCGATGCCGCCAGAGTAGCCAGCGCCGAAAGAGTAGTCGAGGTCGAACCAATATTGTTGATGAAGGAGCAGCCCTTGAACAGCGCATACCGATCCATACCCGAAGCAGCACCGACCTTGATACCAATCGGAGTCGCCGCAGACGCTTGGAACGGAAGTGTGCAGTCAATGAACGAGTTACGAGCCGTGCCGCCAGCAAACTCAATGGTTGCATTCGCCGCACTGCGAGCTACGGTGTCACCACCAAGCGTGCAGTTCATGAACGTATGCTCACCACCACCATTAAGTTTCAGCGTCCGAGCGTTTGCACCAGCGGCAGAAGCTGCATCAGCCATGCCGTAGATGTTTACGTTGCTGTAAGCATTGCGAGAACCAGAATCAGTCCAAGCAATCATGCTGGCCGATCCCGTGGAGAACCCACAGAACACGGACAGATTGGCAAAGTAACACCCAGATGCAGTCACGTTAATGAACGCATCACTGTTAAAGGTCGTTGCAGTGTAAGTGCCGGTCGGAGGAGCAATACGAGCACGCTGGGCTACAGCCGTCGGAGCGCAAACACCAATCAAATGAGTGGCGTTCTTGTTCCAGTTCAAAGTACCCGTGGTAGCAGCCGAGTTGATGGACTGAGCCAGCGCGGTACTAAGACGGGCAGAACCCGCAGAAGTACCATCACCAACCAGCACAACAACGTCGTTGTTACCAGCAGTACACTTTGCCAGAGCACCGTAAAGAGTTTTCAGAGGCAGTTCAGGCGTACCGTCGTTACCATCAGCACCATTCACCGGATCTACAAAATAGTAGTTACCCGTGAACGGAAGTCCACCAATGGTTCCCAGAACCGGCACCCCGAAACTAGTAATCCCATTCGGGAAATTAGTCAGGGACATTTGATTCTCCTAAAGATTCGTGTGGGCATAAGCAATCACCAGCGGGGAACCCGTTTACATCCTTTGGGTTTACTAACCCCCGCTGATGGTTACGTCATGCACCCGGAGTGCCGTAAAGTGCCCTTGGGTCGGTGAAGCCCACATCATAGCGTTCCGTCGCCTTGTAACGCATGGTGTCGGTTTCAAAGTCACCTTCCATGGTTTTCTCAAGGCGGCGGCGCATGAGGAGTTTCATGCCTTCGGGCGCATCGGTCTGGACCCACCATGCGGTCGGGGAGGTCAGACGCGACAGAACGGCAGCACCTTCATCAAGCAGACCAATCGACTTGATGGGGTTGATGTCGTTGTTAGCGTTACCCGAACGCAGGACGGACTTCAGGAGAACCTCGGCTTGGAAGACGTTGCCGGGAGCCACAACCAACTGACGGGGCACCAGACGAATCTTCTTGCCGTTGTTGTCTACCGCCTGACGGATCTGGATCAGCATCTGTTCCAGCGAAGTCTGCGAGAGAACCGCAGCAGTCGTCAGAAGATTGCTGAACGTGCCGTTGACGATAGGATGAGCGTTACTGTTCAGCGAAACGCCGTCACCGCCCGGATAGGACGAGTTGAAGGCGCGGTTCAGAACGTTGGCGCTCAGCGTCTCTTTGGTCTCAATCAGCGATTGAGCCAAGTGACGGGCGTAAACCTGACCGATACGGATATGGTCGCCGTCCTCAACAAGCACTTTCGTCAGAGCGAAGGCCAGACCATAGACCTTGTAGACGTAACGCTTGAGGAACAGCACTCCACCCTGCTGATAGGTCACTGGGGTGCCATCAGGAAGCTGCGGAGCCGCGCCAAAACCGTACAGAACGGGTTCTTCGTGGTAGTTACGGGGGATACCTTCCTGCTCGCGGAACACTCGGCTCCACTCATCAGTGCGCTGATCGTATACACCATCAAAGCACTCGTTCAGGATAGGTTCGACAATTGACCGAAAATCGGTACTACGCATCGGGGCTGCCATGATCTAGCCCTCCTTATACGGCAATCGGCGTGTAATTCGTGCCGGAGACACGAACTTGGCCGTATTGATGTTGAGAGATCTTGGCGCGAACGATAACGTAAGCGTCACCCCAGTCATTATCAGGATACGGCGCAATATCAACAATCCGCATCTGAGCTTCACCGTTTGCACCAACAAGACTGATGCTCAGGGTGGCTTGGCTAAGACCCGTGGTCGTCGATCCGTCCGTGGTGTTGCTCAGATCCGCCTCATCACCAACCGAGGTCTGAAGCAGAGTGCCATCAGCCTGAATCTCATAAACAATGTTCGGATCATCGTAAAAGTACGCGACAACCGAACCAACCTGAAAACTTTCGTTAGCAGGCCAATAGTTTGAAACACGACGCCGACCCGTGGCATCCGTCCACTCGACACCCGCAAAGGCACCAAGGAACGCTTCGCCAGCAGCAGCGACAACGATGTAACCGCCCGTGTCCATCTTGATGGGCTGACCCTTCAGGATGGTAGTGGCATAACCCGCCGAGACGTTTCCGCTCGTCGAGACCGCTTGAATTCCGTTAGCAAGAGCCTGAGCACGATCCAGACCACTGGGGTGAAATGCAGGCCGCAAGCCGAACGGAGCACTAGTAGCAGACATAGTTAACTCCTGTTAGCCCGTAAATACGGGAGTTTTGACTGGTTCATCCAGCATTCCAAAGCCTTCACCCTCAACCTGCCCGAGAGACCTGCCTCGGCTGTCTCGACCCTGAGCCTGCTCTGCTTGATACCGAACCTTCTCGGACTCTTGCATCGGCAACTCATGGTGCATATGCAACATAACGTCCTGATACACATCCATAGGGATCTTGTACAAGACCATTTCGTTACACGAGACAAAACCAGTGTTCTCGCCAGCCTTTACACGGTAATTTTCAAATCCGGGTAACTCATCCGCTTTCACAGGTACATACCCGAGTCGCATCCGTTTATCAATGCTGTCGTATCCATTGGTGGTTGAAAGCCAGCACAAATGCCATCCCGGAATATCCGGGGTCTTTGGAAGTGCTGATTGGGTCCACTCATCGCTCCACATCTTGCGACGTTCCTGCGTGGAATGGAGAGAATCGTCTGAACGGGTTACGTCCTCGATTGCGCGAGTTTCGCGTCCGCCAGCGTTTAGAGACTTCTTTAAGCGTGAATCCATGAATTTAGCTCCTTCGTGCTTCTTGGGCGTATCGTTTAATCATCTTGGCGCGTTTGTCGGGATCTTCCCAAAAACCCGCATCTTTCATCGCTCGGACCTGCTCGGGACTCAATACAAACTGATTCCCTCCTCGCGGTGCTGATTCACGACCCGATCCAGTTACTACACTTCTGGGCTTCCTCCTTGGTTCGTCATATTGATTGTACCTATGCGGTAGCCGTTTCTGCAAGCGATTATCTAATTCATCCCAATATTCTTCCGTACTGGGATCCCAGCCTTCCTTGTGAAGTTTCTGGTCAATAATCTTTGCAATCTGACTATCCTCGTCGTTTCCAGTCGGGTCATACCAAGAGTTGTTTTCCATCCACTGGTTTGCATGACGCATCAGTTGTGGATTAACCGCCCCGGTTTCTTGAGTCTGCGACTTTGCCGCCTGCTCTTTAGCCCGCTTCAACGCCTCTACACGACCACGGGTCTCATACCAAAGCTCTTGAGCCTTAGCCATCTCCGCGCCGTTAGAACGATTCCCCGCATCACTGAGTTTTGCCATCGCATACTGAAGACGCAATTCCTCATCTTCAATTGCTTTGTCCAACCTAGCTAAATCAGAACTGTGCGTCTTCTTCTCTACTACCGCTAGACGCTCCATCAACTCCTGATTCTGCCTCTGTAGAAGCTCTAAACGACGATCCTTCTCTTCGTTTGTCTTCTTGATCAAATCCTTCTTGGCCCTGCGTCTGGCTCGCCTAGCGGCCCGTACAGCCTCTGTATCGTCAGGATGATCTTCGTCATCCACTTCACCCCCTTCTGCCTTCTCAATAGGGGCGTCCTCTTCTTCTTTTGGAACCAAATCATCAGGAAGTTCTACAACGGCTGAACCGTCAGTCTCTTCCTTGATGTTTAGCTCGTCCTTTACTTTAGGATCGTTCATACAAATGCTTTCATGGCTAGAGGATCAGTCGTCACTTTTGCAATGACCTCGTGATCGTTAAAGATGGCAAATAGACTGGGTTCGTCGTCGCCCTCAATAGGGACCTCCCACCTGTCACCGCCCCATTTGGGTACACGGATAAAGTCTCCCGGATTGCACCAAGAGCCTTCAGGCCAAGATTGCATGGTGTCTCGATGCTTAAAAGCCAACGGACCCACAGCAATAACCTTAGCCACCATGTTTTGCCACTTTTCTGCCTCTTTCGTCTCGGATACCAGAATCAGTCCACTTTGAGACTTCTTCTTGGTTCGCCGCAGTTGTACGAGAATCCTTCCACCTAGCGGAGTAGCACCGGGATCGACACTCGGGAATGCCCAAGCAAGTTCAGCTTCGTTAGAAGCTACCGGCTCATTCATGTTCATCTTCGTCTCTTAAAAGGTTATTGAGAATATCAAGGCTGTCTTGTAATCCTTGATATGTTCCGACCATACGTTGATAAGCCTCCCATGTCTGCGCTTTTCCCATCGCAAGGGCCAGAGATATTTCACTCTGTGAGGCTTTGATCCCGTTGATCAGATCGTTTACCGTCTTCATTTCTTGTCTTTTTTCTCTTCTCCTTTAGGTTGATACGACTGACCATTCAGCGGAACACCCATAGCAATACGCTTATGCTGCGGGACGTTGACGCTTTTCTGCTCTTGATCTGAAGTTGCCATCACTTACTCCTATTGGATTGTGTAATCAATAATTGTTTTATCTTGATCTAGTTTCAACCTAGCAGCGTCTCTTGTCAATCTGGCGGTTTCTATACGCTCCTTGGTTTCCTGATCTCCAACTGCAATCGCCATTCTCAACTGCAAGTCTTCCATCTCCATCTGCTGTTTCTGTTGTAGCTCCAGCATCTGAAGTTCAAGTTTCTGCTGCATCTCCTGCCCTTTAAGCTGGAGTTCTGCCTTGTCACGTTCCGTCCTTCTTTGAGTCTCAGCCATGCTCGTCTGTAGCAGAACCTGTCCGTCAGGCGTCAAATCAGGCTTCGGCTTGAACTGCTGCGCTTGCTGAACCATCTGTTGAATGATCGGCATGATCCCTTGCAGGGTCTCCTGAGCATCCATGTCAACGTGCTGAGAAGCCGCCCCAAACATTTTGTCTACAGGCTTGGGATCGGTGATTAGCTCGTAATCCTCCAACTTCTTGCCCAAAGACTGATGGATGTAACCTTCCATTCTGTTTAGATACCACAGCGCAATATGCTGTTTGATGTGCTCCATCGCTTTCGGAAGGAAGCTCGGAGCAATCAAAGGATTCCCGCCCAACACCGGGTTCTTTGCATAGTCCAAATGGGCCTGAATATGCCCCAGATGGTCCTGTTCGGGATAAGCAAAGGCAGACTGCCCAATACTCATCGCTACGTTCTCGTTGGCAGGATCCTGCTTCTGAGGTCCCGGCATATCCGTCATCAGTTCGTTGATCGCCGGTACTTTCAGTTGCTTCAAGAAGCGTGATATGACCACTCTTCGATTAAAGAGGTCCGGGTTCTTCTCTGCGATTGACATGACCGCTTGAGATTGGGCCATTCGCTGAGTTTCAGAGAAGATGTGAGGATCACTGACAGGAACAACGTCCGATACTTTTGCAAAGTCTTCTCTCTTGATGTCTAAATCAACCATATCGTCGGATCTGGACATATCCTCCAAATACCAACGGTTGATCCTCTGAAGAATCTTCAGAACCCTCGTCTGACTCTTGTGAAGCCTCGCGTGAATGCTCGAAAAGACCGCCGCTCCCTGCTCAATCAGAGCCTGTGTCGTCCCTACAGGAGCGTTTGCAGTCACATCTGCGATCTTTTCCTCTGCCGTCGTTACTACACCCTTGGCAGCGGTCGTCAGGAACCCCAAAAGTTGAAACAAAACCGGACTCGGGGGGTTAAATGGCATCGGCATCGCAATCTTGCGAATGTCATCTACCCCCGGAGCTGCTTCCAACTCGGCTACTTGGGTTACTTCAACCTGCTGAGACTGCCCCGATAGCTTCGCTCCCTTCAACTTCAGCATCGTTGCTGCGTTGTTGATGTGGGCAGAGTCCAAAAGTGCCCTCAGAGAGCCTGTAAGGGCCGCAGAAAGCCCTCCAATCAGGTGCGGAAGGCCAATAGCGTAAGCACCACGCCACGGAATGAACTTAAACTCGACAATCCAATCGAGTTTCGTCATCGTTTCCTCGCCTTCCTCCCAATTTCGGTACAAACCGACGACTTCCGTCTCCAGTTCGTCAATCATGAGGATGTAAGGCGCTAACTCTCCCTTCGTATAGCTATCACTTTCCAGTTCCAACCATGTGTAAACGTGGTAAACACGCCGTACACCGTCTTCATTGTCGTTATCTGACCTTCCCTCTACCTTGTCATTGGCCTTTTGAGGGCCTGTAGGTTCAGGAGACATCGTTGCACGAATGAAAGACGTATCCCGATACAAGCCAGAACGAATTCGTTGCTTGTATTCGTAGTTGGAAATGTCGTGAACCTCTGTTACCCGCTGACTCGTGTAGAAGTTCGTCGCCGCAAACGGCAGAATCACGTTGTCAATCGGCAGAAACTCCGCACAAGGTCTCTTTTGACGCTCGTCATACCAGAGTTTTAGGTACTGACTACCTCCAAGGGGCAGTTGAGTGAGCATCTGCTCCAACTCATCCGAGAACTCGGGGATCTGTTCGGTCAACTGCCAGTTCATGAAGTCGCGTTTACGCTCCGCAACCTCTGTTTTTTCCTTGGAAGTCTCACCCAGAATCTTGGTCCGGGTCGGGCCATCAGGCGGAAACAGTTCTTTAATGGCCCTTGAAGCGAAATCTACGCACCCTTCAGCCATTACAGGGTGTACGACTTTAGATGCACCGTTAAACGAAGCCCCTCCGGGAGCGTCATTCCCCAATCCGGTCCTTCGGATCCCCTCTTCGTACTGCTTGTCCCGCTGTTTCCTTGCGTCTTTGTCCTTCTCGATCAGCTCGATGTACCGCAGAGCAAAGGACGCAATCTCAAATGAGTCGGCAGATTCAGCCAGATTCTCATAGAAGTCAGGGTTCTCTATCGGACCTTCGGGGAGAGTGACAACAGCAGAGCCATCAGGAAGCTCTTCGATCTCAGATTCAGAGAGATTAATATCCAACTCTGGTTCTGGTTCCTGCCGGAGCAGATCGCCTTGAGCAAGACCCGGAACACTTCTTCCATAGTCCTGCTCGATGGGGAATTCGGTTGCCATCTTATTTCCTGTTCACGGCGGCAAGGCCACCTTTCTTTTTGCCAGTAAGTCGCTTCATGGCCTCTTCGTACATCTTAATCTCATCAACGTACTGAGGGTCCACTTTCTGCCTTGCGCCTACCGACTTGAGCATATTAAACGGATCAACTTTCTTCGCCAGTTCAGGATGTTCTCTAAACCATTGAGAAAAATCTGGGAAAGCTAGTTCGTAAGGGATTGGGTACTTTGATCTACCCATCAATTGACCGGGTATGTCGTATTCATAAGTTGGATGCCGAGACAGCGTAAGCTCGCCTTGCGGCCTCATCTGACCAACTGAGTATCCCGTAACCCCTGTCTCCAAATTCCTTAGCCCCGGCTCAGTAATCGCGGTTTGAACTATGCTTCCTTGAAACGGGAATCCCACCGCTTTGGCAGTAGTTGGCTTTTCCAGAACTTCAGAAATGCGCTTCCGAAGATTTGGGTTCATCTGGGCTTGCAACAACAAATCGATGGGGTCCTCAAATCCAACAAACTGCGGGTACTTGTTTGCCTTGTCACCCTCTCGCACCATCTTGTTCAAGATTTCCATCTTGTCGGCTGGCAACTTGTCCGGCTTGAGCACAGAAATCAAAGCATCTAGATTGTGCATGGCATAACGAGAACTCTCAGGCGACATCTTCATGTATTGCCCAAGAATCTTGTCAGTCTGATACTTCTCTGCCATCTCATCAACCAGATTCTTAATGCCTTGAGCCGCACCTTTGCTTGACGCCCAATAGCTTTCAGGCTGAGCAGTCCCATAACTAGGCCCGCCATACAACTCAACAGGAGTTTCAGGCGTTACGTCACCAACCTGCATCAGACGTTTGCCAGCCCTCGTAGGCTCATACAAAGAACCCGGAGACTTGACTTGCCCCATCGTGGGGTCTCCCGGAACTCCTACAATTACCGATCCTAGTTGCTTCTCGTAGTCAACCGTAGGAAGCGGCTTATCCTCAATCGTGCTCTCCACGATCATCGGAGTGCGCTGTTCCATTTCGTAAACAGCACGAGACTTGCCTTCAGGATTTACAGAGAAAGCAGGATCAGGTCTCACAAACCCCGGCTGCGTTTGCTCGGCGATTCGTTGAGCAATACTTTCAATCTCTTGCTTTGATCGCGGAGCAGCACGACCAGCAGCAGCGGCCTCCTCTGCGTATTTGCTCTTAGCCGCCCTAGCAGCAGCAGGAAGGTTCTTCAATCCGGCCAACCCTCCCTTAGCCATCTGCACTTCATTGGCTAACTTCAGGGCTTGCATGAATGCCTTGTCTTCTGGCATTCCTTGTTCGATCAGTCTGGCTTTGATGGTGTCGGCGTTAGATACCAACCCACCTTCTGCTTTTTTAACCACTCCCAGTTTGTCTAAAAGTTCATCACCTTCTTCTGCTTGTATCTTTTCCCACCGCCGTTTCAACTGATTAAACGGCGTTGGCCCAACAGTTTCAAACTCTTGTTCCGTAATATAGCGATCTTTTGATGACAAATTTTGAGATCTAAGCCAATTTCTAAAATCCCCATCAATGTTTCGGTCAGTCAAAATGTCAATCATTCCAGCATTTCGTATATCACCAATACCAATCCATTCTTGGCTCTTTACGAAGTCTTGAACGAAAGGCAAGTAATCTTCTTTAGGCGCTTGGTTGCCCTTGCCTTTGATTTGAATAATCTGCGAAGGAGCCTCTCCAAATCGACCAACTAACTCCTTCTGTAAGGCCTGATTATAAACTTCATGATCTTCTGATTTATAAGGAGGCTTTAAGCCTAGTCTTGTTTCAATATCTCGACCTAATTGCAAATATTCTTCTTTGGGCATTTTTGCGCGAATAGTATTCCAATCCCATTGACTGGGCCTCACCTCAATCGTTACATGAGGCTCACCCTTTGAATCTCTGAGAGAAAAGATTTGCGTGTTGCCTTCCAGCACATCTGGGCAGTAGCTCCCAACACAGTGCCCCATCGTCTTGCCTTCATAAGACAACGCTTCTTCCGTCTTCTTCGCGTCAGTCTTATTGTGCAGTTCTAGCCACTTGTAGCCCTCTGGATAGTCTTTAACAACCGGCAACCCCTCCTGCTGCTGTATCGCGGCTCTAGCGGCTTCCTTGGCCTTCTCTTGGTCGTATTCGTAAGTCCGCCTGACCGCTTGCTCAATTGAAACTTTGTTTAACTGTTCTGGACGGATACGGCCCGTTTGCAAGTCTTCACGGAGAACGTCAACAACGTGATCAAATCCCAAGTCGCCATACGTCGTAGTGTAAAGAGGAGTGTTTGGATCAAGTTTCATTACCCAAGGATTTTTTTGAGCTAAATCCAAGTTGATCCTATCCATCATCCCATGACTTTTCCACCACTCGTTTTGCAAAGTTTCATACTCGTTGTCTTGAAGTATGATGGCTTTGTCACCTATCGGGGTTTTTTGATTCAAAACCTCCATTTCTTTATCGCTGTAAATACCGCTGTTCCTTAGCTTTTCATCAAACCTTCTAGCAATTTCCGATTGCTTATCTTTGAATCTGCGTTCTGCTTCTTGGGCAAACGGCAAAGATTCTATTGTCCGCTGAATGTCGCCAGCAGTTCGTGATGCAATCGCCTCATCTGACAGGTTTTCCCACCTTTTGGCTAAGTCTGATTGTCCCATGCCACTAGCGGGAAACCCAGCCATGTGTCGTTGCACCCTTGTTGACTTTTCTGGAACAAGAGCCTCTTCTGCCAAATCTGTTTTATGAGTAACACCTTCTTCTGCCAACTTTCTTACCGGGTCTTCCGGCGTACCCATTTCTTTCTTGACATAATTGACAAGATTCCGGTCAATCCAATTGTCTAACGCAGCTCGCTGCCTTTCTTGACCCAACATCCGCTCAACCGTTTGGCGGCTTTCAGGAGTAAGCGTTGGATCTTTCAATAACTCTTCGTGTCTAGGAATTCGTTGAGCAGGCGTTTCTCCAGCAATCGTTTCCGACTTTAAGGGCTTTACCGATTGCTCAACTGTTCTTTCAATCCAGTTGCCGCCTTTTCCCTTAACAACCTGACTGGCGGTGTTCTGCGTCATCCCCTGAAGGATCTCAGCAGGCAACCCACCCTTTTCCATCGTGCTGTAGACCTGCTTCTCGACAGCCTTCTCTAGACGGCCCCCGGCGGCCTGTAAAGCCCTCTGAGCCATGGCATTAACGTCTGCCGCCTTTGCACCTGCTTGAGCCATTGCAGGACCCGCTAGGATGTTTGCAGGGGAGGTGAAGGCTGTAGGCTGCATCGGGAAGGCTTGCCCTATGGTTCCTAATGCTTCAGCGGCGGTGTCAAAGTATCGTTTGCCCGCTTCCGTTTCTGGGATACGAAATCTCTTGGCTTGGAACTCCGGTCCCATCTTGCCCATGAACTGGGCAGGAACACCGTGTACCAACGCACCAAAAAGAGAAAGACCTGCATCCGCAAGTCCTTTGGCTTTATCTAGCTTCGTCTCGTCAGGACGAAAGATGGATCGAACATCACCGCCAAGAATAGGTTCTTCAACCGGAGGGATGTCTGATAAGGGTTGGGTCATTGGCAGACCCCCGAGGATTCTTTCCATACTTCCTCCTTACCCTGTGAATGATATACGGTATTACTCTCTATTCCTAGTGAATACGTTAGTACACATTACACAAACACGCCTCCCATCTAACTCGGACAAGATCCGCTTTTTACCCGGCCACATTCCCCCGGTACTAAGCAGACGACAAAATGTATCTTCACCTGTCCAAATGTGAGCCGCAGTGCTTTTTTTCTTTGGATTGTAGTAGTAGTAAGTTGTCATTGGTACGCCAATCTTTGGGTTATAGCTCGCCTTGGGTGGATGGCCGTTTCTTTTCCAAAAAGAAGGGCTTATCTCACCTCTCCCAAACCCATCATCCTGTGAAAGGTTCCAGAGCACCCATGAGGCTGCGATTCGTTCGGGTCCGCTTCTAACTACCACCCTTTGAGCGGCTCGCCTTTCTCAGTTCCTCGCAGACAGACTGAACGGCTTGATTGTTCGTACCAAAAGCCGGTGTACCCTCACGTGTTCGCCCATTCAGGCGCAGACTTTTACGTGCGTGTCACGAGTTCCGGCGCACCAAAACAAAAACCCTTAGGTCGGAAACGGGCTAAGGGCTTGGTTTGCCGCTGTACAGGTGGTCAGAACACCATTCTGTACGCTTTGACTAAGCCCGCCCCCTACCTAAGGGTTCGGATTCGCAGTTCTGTGCTCTATCGGATTACCAGCCCGACAGTGATTAGAATTCTATCCACCTGATTATCTCTGTCAATACGCAACATTAAGTTAGATTGAGTATGGATTCTCTCGGGTTCTTCCAGAGTCAACATAATCCTCTTCATCCCAATCGTCTCGGGGGGGAGGATCGATCTCTAGCCAACCAGAGTCTCTGAGATACCTCAAGGCTTGCGTACAAGAATCGACATAATCGTCCCTCGTTGACTCAGGAAACGAACAGATCTGGCTGACAAACCCTTCCGCCCAGTCTTTGACGTAGCCCCTTCTTCTGTCGCTCTCAGGAATCCATACCCGCCCTCTGGCAATAATGTTGGAGACGATGTTCAGCCTCTGCATCTTGTCAGCCTTACCGGGGTTATATGCCCTGACAGGAAGGTGTGCCCTCTGTAAGTCTTGAATCAACGAGATCCCCGCGCTCTTGTCTTCTACGAGGATCAGATCTACCCGCTTCTTATCCTTCCCTTCACCGAAGATCGTCTCGTACTCCTCTATGACTTTAGGACGCAGATCGGGGTACTGAAGGTGCTCATTCCAGCAATCGATCACCATTACGCTCATCGGGCCATCTAAGGGCTTGAACACCCCAAAGGTGATGCTGGCAGTAGGGTCGTTGTGAGTCTTCTCTGTATTGGCACAGTCGTAGGATTGGACGATGTACTCAAACCGTGGAAACTCTTTACCAGCAGGCCACAACTTGAACATCTCGCGTTTAACGATTCCCCCTTCTTCCGGGTCTATGATCTCTGCATGAATCTCCTGACGGCCAATCGTCGTCCCTTCGTATTGAAGGATCTGACGCTTGAAGTTCTCAGATAGATTGTTGATGTTGGCATACGTTGAGGCTCGGGAGATGACAACATCCTCCCCCTCGCGAGATACCAACTCGATAATCAGGTCCTTAGGTTTAGGTGTTGTAGTGCAGATGATCTTGGTACGCTTTCCAAGACGCACAGACAGCATGATCTGATCCCAAGCCTCTTGGATGTAATCCCAAGCCGCCAACTCGTCACATAAGGCTCCATGCCACTGAGGGCCACGGAAACGCTCTGGCTCGCTGGCAGGAATGCCTTTAATAAGGCTTCCATTGACCAATCTAAGCTCGTGAAGGGCCTTGTTATAGTCGGCTATCAGAATCTGCGGGATGACGCTCAGAAGGCCGCTATCGCCCTCAAAGACCGTTCCTCGAATATCAGAACTGGTTGGAGCCGCTACGAGCCACCGGGTCTTAGGTTCAGTCCAAGCCCACCAACCTAACTGCTCCGACCCCATTTTCGATTTCCCAGCTCCCCTGCCCCCAAGTGCCAGCCAAATAGACCACCAATCTCCCGGAGGAAGAATCTGATGCTTATGAGCTGTAGACAACCAATTAGCCCTCCATGCGAAGGCTGCTTGATCCTCTGGAGACAGTAGTTCGAACTTCCTTCGTGTCTCCGGGTCTTTCAATAGATCAAGGATGTCATCCACGTTGAAACGCACTCATCGGGATCAAGATACAAGGCTCGATGTCTTGCGGGTCGTTCCTGTCGGATCTGCCACCTAAGACTAGTTTCTTCGACCGCCCTTTCGTCCACCAGATCCCGTCAGTCAGCTTCACGATAAGAATGAGGGGGATGTTCATGGAGTCAGCAAAAGTTCCCCCAATGACCCACTTGTGAGCGGAGATCATGTATCCGCCCATCTGATCTATTTGGGAGTAGCTGTAATTCCGACACTTGATCTCTGCAAGAGCAACGATGTCCGCACCTTTGGTGAGGCAGTAATCGACGTTGTGCTTGATGGGGAGCTTGTCGAAGTGACACTTCCACCTTTTGGACATCTCAAGAGCCACGGCAGATTCGTTCTGGAGATCTTGGGAGGACTCATACAAGGGCCTCATATCTTCTTACAAGGCCACAGTGTCCGTAGGAGGTTCGTAATCAAGCTATCAGCCGAGTAATGTCTATTGGCAGGGTTCCTAGTCAGGTGACCCTTAACAAGGTCTCTGACCTGCCCTGTAGTGATATTAGCGGGGGGGCAGTGATTTACACCCTCTCCTGTGTCTGATACTCCCACTACATACCCCAAGGCCATAGATCGATCTACGATGCTGTCTGCATCCATCTTCGCCAAAAGATCATTGCCGGTGAAGAACTCAGCGTGAGCGGTAGAACATACTAACAACAACGCAATTGCCAGTCTCATGCCGCCACCTTGTAATCGTGGAACACAGTTCCTTTACTGGGATCTCCCACCTTGCACGCCTTGACCCAGACCTTGCCCTTCGGCAGCGACCTCCAGTGCCCTCTGCGGTCATGCGCCCTCGGAGAAGCGTGAGTACCGCTACCTTCTCCCTTCTGTCGGGGTTTGACCTCCACCGTCGTCCATGAATACTGAGGAGGCTTTCCCTGAGCGATCTTACGTCTGGAGGTGAAGGAGTCCTTCGCTTGCATCCTGAAAGCCGTCTGTGGGGCTTCTAAACGAGTCAGAAGGGTATCTAGTAGCGCCAGTGCTGCTCTGGCTGCTTGTTTCTGCTTGTCATCCGTATAGATGATCTTCAGATTGCCTTCGTGCTCGCAGTACGCAAACGGAGCTATCTGAAGCATCTTTGGGGTCAACCAGAACCCTGCTACCGCTACGTTGTCTGATCTAAAGGAGGCTCGGATACAGAACTTGTCTGGCCCCGCAATCCCTACGAGGATGATGTCATCGAAAGGGAGGTGGAGCAGCCGTTCGGGATCGTTCTCCCAGTCGATGTGAGAACCTACGCTCCCAATATCAAACCAGTGAGACTTTTCTGGATGATCAATAACCCTCGACAACTCTCTGACCAGCGGAGTCATCGCTCGTACTCCACCAATACCTCAGAATGCGTCTGGATCTTCTCCGCTAACGCCTTCGCAAGAATCTTCAGGAACCTTACTTCGTCTTCCAGTGCCTCAACTCGATTGCTAAGTTCCGTGAACTTTTTTGCATCGTGCATCTGCTGAAAGCCTTCTACGATTCCTGATCTCATCACTCCTCCAGTTGTCTACGGGTTTCCAAGTTCGTCAATACAGCATCAAATAGCTGTCGGGACTCTATTTTGATAGGAGCACCGTCTTCAGCACCTGTCAAAGCTACACGGTCTCCGTACCTCTTGGGATTCCATTTGGCGAGCATCTTCAAGGTGATCTCAGCTCGGGCTTTAACTAACTGCACATAGCCCGGATCAATCTTGTTACCCCCTTCGGACATAATCCGCTCAGGCTCGTCGTACATCTCAAGGTATGCACGTTCGGCCATAGCGTCTTGACCGACCTCTCTAGCACGCGCGATTGCTCCCGAAAGACCTGTACCGGCCTCTCCGGCAGCATCATCCTTAGCCATCCATTCATAGATTTTTTGCCATGCAGGCATATGGGGATCACGGCAGATCTGGCGTAAAGGTTCGCCATTACTAAGGCGTTCGCAGATCTCTGCTGCTAGCTCTGGAGTGTATTTAGAAGCTCTTCCAGTGCCTTTTGGTGCTAAGCCTACAGGTTTCGGGTTTTCTGCCTTTTTCGGCATATTCATCTCCGTTAATGGTTGTTGGTGGCATCCCAACAGCGTCGAGCCACTGAGTCGAACAGTAGCCCCACCACTAGCCCGTGAACGCCTTGTGCTTGGTTGCACAGCCACCAACACGGAAGGATCTTCCTTTTGTACACCTGATCGTGGCTGGCCATGTCACAGCCCTTTGGACTCGATCTGATGCTGGGCGTCCCCCAGAAGATCCATGCGTGTTGCTCCCCGTCTTTCCGGGGTGTCAGCCGGGTCACGCCTCGGAGGAGACACTACTCAGCGCCCCGGTTGCAGGTGTTCATCCACCTCCTGCTGGGAGCAGGTCTGGGGAGAAGCAAGCCACCAGAACCAGCAGGATCATTGTACCTACCGCTAGTAGCTTATCCACGACCTAACTCCACTTTGAACTGCTTTACGATCTGCGAATCCGTTTCTCCGGCTGCATGACGGATGTCACCCAACAACAACCTTGCTTCCCTGTATCGCTTTGCTAGAAGGGCCTCTTCGACCCTTTTTAGACGGTCTTTCATCTCTAAGAGACCTTCAACGTAATCAACCACACATCACCTCGATTTCGTTCTCGATACGGTCGATCTCTTTCTGCGTCAGCTTCTTTGAAAGCCAATCCGCTTTGTATCCCTTGCGATCCAAGACTTCCCAATCGCACTCAGTGTAACCCCAGTAGTCTAGGTCACTGTGTCCCCTGTAAGTTGCCGGGGCCTTCATGTAGTGAACAACCCCGATCTGAGCTGGGATTCCTGCAATCGTTGTGTCGAATGTGACTTTGTACATCATCTATCCTTTCGCTATGCAGTCTATCGCTGTGTAGTCTATCGCTGTTAATGGTGCAATCTTAGGTTACATCAAAAGGATTGTCAAGCACTTTTTTGTGCGGGTTGTGACGCAAGCCTGATCCCCTCTTTGACTGCTTCATAATAGCCACGATGGATGCTTTTGTGCCCCGGACCTAGCAGAACGTACCTCTCATCCTCGTCAGGGCGTACCTCCCAGATGGCCTGTGCCTTGATCCGGGCATACACCCCCTCCCGTTGATAAGTCTCCTCGACTCGCGGCTTCATAAATGATCCTTGATGGTTTTGATGAAGGCTTGCGCTTTAACTACGTCGTAGTAGCTAACCTTGACGTTAACGTCGCCTTCCCTGATGGCGGCGAACAACGCATCCAGAACTGCGCCTACCTCTTCCAACCCTTCCAGCTTCCATTGCTTGAGTGCGTCGATCTTTTCCATGATGGTTACTCGAAGTAGGTTGTGATGAAACGGGCAGAGTCAAAGATGCTCTGAAGGTGCGGGTCGATCTCCTCCACTGAGGTTTTCTCAAAGGCCAGAGACACCTCTTTCAGGATGTCTTGGAGTACAGAGAGCATTACAGGAGCCACGGCGATCAACTTGGCGTTTGCTGCGATCTCTTCTTCAGACCGCTTCAAGTGACCCTGCTGAAAGTTGTCCGGGTAACAACTGCAAATGTCTGCGGCCTTCTCATGCTCGACCATTCCGCCCACTGCAACCCACGGTCCAGTTGTGATCTTCATGTTCATCTCCAAGAGGGGGTTGCCCCCCGTTTGTTAGCGGCTGGTGACTTTGACAGAGAAGACCGCAGTGGTCTTAGTGTTGGCAGCAATCAGATCGGCAGGGATGTTCATGACCTTGGAGATCGCCTTCCAGTCAACCGTAGAACGATTGGACTCAACGTAGGTGGCTTTGAACAGCTCGCCCTCGAAGACCTTCTCACCAGAGAGGCTTGCCTGATCTTTCAGGGAGTCTTTGATCGCATCGGCCTGAGCCTGAAGCTCGGCAATCTGAGCAAGGAGGGAACCGAGGGCATCGATGTTGGTCAGAGTCTTCATTTCGCTATCCTTCGCTGTTGGACACTCAACTGAGTGCATGGGTGTAACTCTACGTTAGACATCTACCCCGGTCAAGCCAGATGTTCCAGAATTTACAACTTTTACACTTTTCAGGATTTTGGGGCTTTAGAGCGTTTGCGATTTAAAAACACAGAACCTTCCAACCAATGCGTTTTAACGCCTTCTAGGTGCCTTTCCGTGGCCCTAGGGGGCATTCCCGAGCAACTGCCTAACCTCAGTCAGCAAATCTGCTTCCGTGAACCCCCAGTGCTTCACGAATCCCTTGGTTCCCAAACCATGAACTCCGGTGTTGCCACGGTGATGTTCGGGGCAGAGCGGTAAGACATAGTAGTTGCTGGCCCTCTTGCCCATGCCTGTACCGGAGCGGGGGTGGTGCAGTTCTGCTGGAGTTCCGATATAGCCCATCCTCCGGCAGACGATGCAGCCAAGTTCTGCTACCCGGCTCATGTGACGCTTCTCGTCTTTGGTCAAAACAACATCTCCTGACCTGCTTTCACCGCCCATCGGTTAATAGGATTCTTCCCGTTAACTCTCTTGGCAAGGCACCCGGCGCAATAAGGCTTGATGGCATGGTTCACCGCTACGTTTGTGCTGTCGGCACTTGCAAGCGGCCAACCGTCTTGTCCGAGCATCCTCAGACCATGCACCCAAGGAAGCCTGCCAAACGTGCTCAGAGCATTGAACGCCTCATCCATACGTCTGGCCCACCGATCACTACCAACCTGCCAGTAATCGCCAGCTGATCCAAAACAGACCCTTCCCCAGTCGTCACATAGCTCCAGAAGATAGTCAATCGACAGACCTAGATGCCAAACCGGAATGCCCAATGACTTTGGGAAAGGCCAAGTCTTAACCATCTTCCGCTGCTGCTCTACAGGGCCATCAATCACATCAGGCACTACCGCCCAGTGCGGAGGATTCAATAACGGATCCACCCATTCATAAAAGCCTTCCAAATCAAATGGGACACCTCTGGTCTTGCAACTAAAGGCTCCATTGTCAAACATGATGCTTTGTCCGATCTCCAAACACCGGCTTAGAGAATCGGGTCGAGCATAACTCACACAGAAGTGCTGACCAACCATTGACTCTAACGCCGACTTTGGGGTGATTGGCGTACCGTGATAGTGAATCATTTTCTAAATATCCACGACCACATCAATCCGCCAATCGTTTTTGCCGCAAATTGCAACAACACAATTACAGGCATTAACGATCCAAACGCTATGGTTGGGAACACAATTGAATCCACTAATGCGCCTGATGCGTTGCTAGCATTAGATTTGATCATCCAAGGTTTGTGCCTTAAATAGTGATACACCAAGGCATCAACCACTCCGGCTATAACAAACGCCGCTACCGAAGCAATAGCAATCTTTCCCGAAGCAGGATTCAAAATAAAAGATATCAACCCAGCACTAGCAATCAACCCAAACATTCGTAGCCAAACTTTGTCTTGCCACCTTTCGTGAAGTTTGTCTCGGATCACCAAATCCAACCCTATCAAAAAGAAAGCATTGATTGGACTGAACCACGGACCTAACCAAGCAACCAAGAGATTTGCCGCCACCAAAGCGGAGATATATGCGATAACCATTGTTTTCTCCTAAAGAGTTACAGACACCTGTGATCTGGCGGTAGCTTGTTCTGTTCTCCAGACATCCACTCTCATCCTTGCGGCCTCTAAGAGCCACTTCAACTCTTCTTCCTGTTTTGTGGCTTCTTTGATTCCTTTCAGGATCTCAAGGTAGTCAGGGTCGCTGTAGGCTTCTCGCTCTTGAGCGTTCACCGCTTCATAACCTCTGGCTAAAGCATCTTTCATCAACAACGCTTTCTTCGATTTACGGAACTCTTCAAGATATAGCCTGTTAGCTTTAGCTTGTGCGTACTTCACCGAGTTTTGAATGATGTAGTCAATCGCTTTGTGCGGGTCCATTTTGTTCCTCGATATAAACTTTCAAATAGCCCCCAATGTAATCACCCCAATAGATTCTCAAATCCTGAATCTGAGAATCATCTCCCCAAACTCCTGCTTTCGTTAATGAATCCAAAGTACCTTTCAAAAGATTATCTAAGTCTCTCTTTCTCTTATCAGGACGATAAGCAATAATCGTAACAATTAAAGGTTTTGATAAGTTTCTAGCTACGTTCTGAATCAAAACCTGTTCCTGAACCGCTTTGTGATACTCCCTCCCCTTCGCACTTAAAATCCAACGGTTCTTGAAGATCCTCCACATACTTCCTACTGATGGAGGCCAAGGTAAGGTTATTTCTAAACGGTTCATTCAGTTCTCCAATCCCCGCCTTCTGCTCTGTTTCCTAACTTCCATTGCCGAACTACGTCCCTCTCCAGTATTGAGTTCGGGTGATTCTTGTTCCACAGTTTCATCCATTCGTGCGCCCCTGTTCTGTCTTCTATTCTCTTCTTTATAACCCAGCGTACTAGACACTGGTGCCTAAACTCGTCAGGACCTTCCCCTTCCTTCAAAACTCTCCCCCGTCATCAAAAGCCATGGGAACACCGTTGTATGAATCAATGAACTGCTGAGAATCTTTGTGATACCAAAGAAAGAACCAGTCCTCTGATTCCCCGTTCCTTTGTTTCTCGCACATCAACATCGCATCACAGTCTTCAGGATTAACATCTTTCCCAGATTGAATGGCGTGTTCTTTCTTTTTGTTCCGCCACATCATCAGAACATTGTCTACCTGATCTGCTATAGCTCCGGTTCCTTTTATGTCGTTCTTGTTAGGTTGAACTTCTTCGCTTTGAAGTTTTCGGATGTGATGAACCAAATGAACATGAACGTTGTGGTCTCTGGCTACCGCAGTAATCTCATCCACAAAAGACTTCTGGGCGTTGTAATCATCTTCACCCGGAACACACTTCATCAACGAATCAATGAAAATATGTTGAACCTTCAATTCAACCGCGCAGTATCTAGCCATAGCAATAACTTGATGGCTGGACGTTGTTCCTTGTTGATCGTATAAAAACAATCGTGAATCACAGAACCCTTCAAACCGATTCGCAAGACCAGTGATCATGGTTTCTTTGTTTGCAAAGAACGGATTCTCGATGTTCTTACCTGAGAACTGTCGCAACATACGATAGATCGTTCTTTTGGGCTTCATCTCGAAACTGGCAATACAAACCGCTTGGTCTTGTTTAATCAACCCTAAAGCGATCTGTCCAGTTATCAAAGACTTTCCACCTCCGTTTGATCCAGCGTACAAAGTAACTTCACCCGGACGGAATCGAAATGAGTTCTTTGAAACCTGCCACGGCATCGTTTGGTTGATCTCTACCCTTTGGGGGTCCTGAATCTCCTTTCGGATTTCATCAAGGTACAAACTGGCTTCGTGAACCTTGTGAGTAACGTCCGTAGCTTTGAGGTACTTTTCTACGTCAATCTCTTCAGACCTCAGTAAACGGATCTTCCGCTCTCTGTCTACAAGTTCTGCTCGGGCTTGAATGTCAAACATATCTGGTCGCCTCATCAATCCGCTCATATGCCAATCTCATCCGCTCTCGGTCACTCTCCGAAGGGTTTTTACCTTCCGCTATGTCAAGGGCTACGATCTGGACAACTAGAGCCTCGAAAGCAATGATCTTCAAAAGGTCTGAGGAGTAGAAGGGACGCTTCAACGACGGTTTGGAGGTTTCTACGCCTTCTGTTGGGGGGAACAAATCCCCGAGGCTCATCCCAACAGATTCGACGATCTGGTGAACGTCACACCCCGCGAAGCAGTGGAGGAGGATCGTCCCATCAGACTCGCGGATCGCCAGCGAGGGCGAGCGGTCGGGGTGGGCGGGGCAGCGGGCCGTGTATGACCCTTTAGAACCCCTCACTCCTTTAAGACGATCCAGTAGGGTCTCAATCATGATCGACTCCTGTACCAAGGAACCTCCGGTTCGGACTTCTTACCTTCACGTTCCAAGTACCACTTGGCGTTAAACCCCTGCCAATTTCTCTCAAGGGCGTAGGAAATTGCTTCCTCAAGACTGATCCCAGCTTCTTCAGCCTGTTTCCTATAACGGTCCATCACCGTCACGGTAACAACTGCCTTCTTCTCCTTCCTAGCCTTTAGGAAGTCCTCCCATACCTGTTCCGATACATCTTCAGGTCTTGGGAAGGAGGCTTCTTTCTTCTTTGGTTCTTGGTTATTGGTTAACGGTTTACGGTTTGCATTAGGGGGTTCATAGGGTGGCGATAGGGGGGCTATACCCTCCCCATGCCCACCCTTAGCCCACCTTATAGCCGCCCCTTTCTTCCCCCCTTCCCTCATGTCTTGAAACTTAACGATTTCTTCATCGCATCGTTTCATTCTCCAAGAATTGTCAGGGACACCCCCTCCCCCCTCCTCCTTCTGGAAAAATTCTTCTAGGATGGTGGCGACGGCCTTCGTCTGGTCTCGCAAACGGATCTGTCGAGCCAGATGTTCAGGGGTTCCCTTGAGGGGTTCTTCGTGGAGGTAGTACAGGTCTATCAACCGCCTGTAGACCAGATCCTCCATGGGCGACAGGTGCGCTGTATGAGCGTAGTAGTCGCCGATATGAAACATGAACTTATGCACAACACAATCCTCTCTGGCGGACAGCCTCAGGGTGAGAATTCCGAGGCGGGCCACCCCATTGCAGGGCTGATGTTCGGGCCTGAGGCCGTCCAACAGAAAGGACTGCTTCAAACCCACCTTACGCGCCTCTCACAGCGCCCCCCAGTTCAGGACGGGAGCATCCTTGCGTGAATCCTACATCAAGCCTTTGGTGGCCGTCCACCCTTGGCTCCATTTTTTTTGTTCAGAGCCGCCTTCTTGGTCCACTTCTCCAAGTCAATCTGTAGTGCATCGTTCACATACCCCTCTGGAGTAGCCCTGAAGTAGTCTCTGAGAACAGGTTCGATACAGTCCCAATCCAAACCTACTTGTTGTTCCAATTCGTAATGATCCAGAGTCAGAGGACCTTCCCTCATGTAATACAAATCAATCATTCTTCTAAAAGCCAGATCCTCTGCGTCAGGTAACTCTTTAGTAGTTTGGAGATACTCAGCGACGTTGAACTTATACCATTTCATGAGGTACGTCCCTCCATTCAGCTTCTACATAAACAGTATGTTCATCCTTAATAGTTTCTTTCATCCATTTCTGTTGGAGAATCTTTTCCAACTTGGTGTTTATAAACTGATGATCGACTTCAACATTCGTCTTTCGGGTGATGAATCGCAGTTCATTGGTTGCTTTCCACATAACTTCTTCCTTATATAAAGGTATCCATCCCTTGTGAGATTCAAATCTGATCCGTCCACTGAAGGGATGGTAGTAAAGAAACGGTTTCACGGGTTTCCATCAGAGACAGAACCATTGATTCCTCGGGACCACAGCATCATGACTTCAGGCTTGGCTCCCATGGCAATCAATTCTAGTTCCGAGTATCGGTCTTTAACTTTGGGATAACCGGGACCTACATAAATGTTGTGATTTCTATAGTGAGGAAGGAAAGTTACTTCATTCAACCGATAGACTTTGGTTTGAAACTTTTCTGCCATTTCCATGTTAGTTCCTTTGTGATGGGATTCGATTCAAGATTGCTTCAGATGCGTCTTTCAGAGAAGTACCTTCAGGAAGGTTTGAAACAACTTCTGCACAAGCCTGTCGTTCAATCATTACCGCCTTCCTACTCGTTTCTATAGCTATCGCCATGATCTCTGCTTTGGCCTGAGCTAAGGATTCATCAAACTCCTTTTGTGTGTACAGAGTTTGTCCAGTTCCTCCTAGCAAGAATCGCTTTTGAAAGTCCGACAGTTCAACCATGGTTCTTCTCCTTTAGTTTCGCCTCTGCCCAACGTGCGCCGAGGATAAAGTCTCGGTTCCCAAACTCATGATCTGGAAGTTCGTCGAAGTTCAGCCCGACCCACATACGTTTAGCTTCGGTTTCGGCTCCAGCGGCAAAAGCGGTTTCCATGTCGTACTTCGTAAACATAGGTTCATCGCCAAGGTCACCGTCGCGATATGCTTTAGGTAACCACTCCCAAAAGTCTTCAACCATCGTTCTTCTCCTTTAGCTTTTCTTCGATGGCGCGTTCATACCCCCAGTCGCCTGATATGCACTCACCGAATTGGTTGTGGTGTTGTACATAGATCGCGTTAATCTCCTCATCCGTCAGCCCGGCCCATTTCCTTTTGATTCCTGCCAAATCCAAATCTAGCCGCATCAGGCCATCAAGAATCTCTTGATCTTCGGGTGCCCAGTGCTCTGGATATGCTTGCTTGACGGTATCGATGAAGTCCCACGCGCGGCGCAGTAGTTCGACCTTATTACTAGGAGGTGCATTTTTTGGAAAAGCCCCGCGTTTTTGTACTTCTTCCATCAATTGTTTGTAGGTCATTTCTATCCATTCACCCGGCTTTGGGCACTTGCAGGTGCTTGCCGTTCCAAGCTTCCAGCGTTCGCCGCAGGCATTACACTGACCGTAGAACATCGTTCTTCTCCTTTAGCTTTGCTTCAAGGTAGCGAGCAAACTGTTGACACCAATCGTCCGGGTCGGTGTTCCAGTCGTTTGGGGTTTCGTACTCGACATGGCAAAACCCCTCATGTACCTCCTCATCCGTCAGCCCGACCCATTGGCGCGGCGCTGCTTTCGGCTTGTATTCAAACATCGCCTTGTCCCACTCGTTTCGCCACCGCATAACTCGTTCCATAACGCGGTCACGATCCAAGCGATCATCGTCGTCAACCTCCATGCAGGTTAGTTCAGCGGTCAGTTTCATGGCTGCGGTATTGACGGCTTTCAATACGCCTTGAGTGATTGCCGCTTGCGCTTCAACATTCGCGCAAAGTGTGGCTACGTCGTGCAGCCGCTGTTCCGTCCGTTTAAGTTCAGCTCTCAGCCGTTGCTGCTCATCCAGCATTTCAGCGAATTTTTCGTCGTATGCTTTTACCGTGTCCCAGTCAGGCTTGAATTCATTGATTGATTGTGGTGCGGTGTACAGCGGCGTTCCGATTGGCGGTACATAGCTGATGTAGTCAACCTCGCCACGCTCATTCAGAACTTCGCCTACCGGCTCCTGCTTCCCTGCCTGCTCGATGGCAGCGCGGAGTGCATCAAACGCTTCGTGCCATCGTTGCTGAATAGGGCATGGCTCTCCGATTTCGTGGCGATCTTTCTTTTGGTGATGCGCCGCTTCGCAAATCAAATCAGCCCCAATCAATCCCATGACCTCCAGCGCCTGCTTCATGACCGCGATGCTCATGGCGCGTACCCATCCGAAATGACTTTTGCTTTGGCTTCTTCTATCGCGCCAATCAACATCAGCCGATCAGGCACCATAGACGTTTTGATTTTGAACTGACCGCGATCTTTCCAGAACGACAGAATAATCACCGTGTCTGGGCTCTCTTCCATCACCTCTTGTAGCGCCTCTTGTGCGGCTTCTTTGTACTGGTTGGGAATGTCTACGGGTTTGATGTTAGCCATGTCACATACCCCCAATTCGATGGCCTACAAAAAAACACATCACCCCAATCAGGGTGACAGTCGCCCAATGTAGTTCAACCATGATTTTTCTCCCGCCACTTAAATCCTAGAATCCAACTCATCATCTTGCGATGGAACCAATTAGGCCGACTATATGCCGCAAACATGGTGGCGTAGGCCTCTTCTTGGCACGGCAATACCCAGTATCCACGAATCGGCGGTGGAGCTTTGATTGCATACGCGCCATCTGCGATATACAGCTTGTTTGTTTCTATGTTCTGGAAGTTGAACTCGCTGGTCATCTCACACCTCAACCCGTTCTGTGATTTCAATAATCCGCGCTTGTAGACGGACGACATGACCATTCAGCGATTGCAATCCGTTGAACAACGCAGATGAACCGAAGGGTTGCTTCTGAATTCCGGGGGCTTGTTCTTGTGGCGCAGGAGGAACCTCTTGCAGAACAGGAGAAAGTTTTGATTCAAGCTGGAAGATGTGATCCTGCAATACCGCAAGCTGTTTATCCAAGATGTTCATCTGTACAACTATAGGCGGGTCTTGTTTGGTCTTTTCAGCGTATGCAGTTCCGATACTTGCCTTTGATTCGTTCATCTCTTTCTCCTGTTTCATTCTGGCTGACCACTGTTCGTATTCGTGCATTGACATGCTCATCTTTCACCTCGGGATCGGATGGCGGCGGTAGCTTCTAGGTATGTCTTGGCGTTGAACGCAATTTGAGCGCACGCCTCTCGTTCGGCCTTGACCGCCTCCCGCACCGCTACACACGCAGGACGCTGGCACTCAGCGTGGCAGGTGTGAATGCCGTCGTAGGACAGATGCTGTGCGACAAGTGCGGCGAAGCGTTCGGCAAAGTAAACAAACTCCTCGCTGGGCCTGTAGTTGAACTGAATTCCTTCAGCCTCTCGCGCCATGCGGATGATGTCGTCTCGGTTCATTTCTCACCTCGTGTTTTTAAGATTTCTTGCAACTCGCTCGCCAGATCCCAACGGCCTTGAACGTACTGACTGACCGATCCGACGCGAGTGAGACGAACAATCTCTTGATTGAGCACTTTCCTCTCGGACTGCTGACCCATTTCGTATGCCTCCCGCCAGAACTTCTCTAATCCTTGTGCGTTAAAGCACCAACCAGCGATCATTGATCCGTACTTCTCAGCGCGATTGAGGATTTCGTCTCGGGTCATTTCTGAATCCTGATAGTTTTCTTGCTCTGGATCGGGCCGCTGGACGTAACACCTTCTTGTACTTCCATGGCACCAGATACAAATAGTTTTCAATAACAACCGTTAGGTCATCTATCAACTCTTGCACAATCTTCTGTTCAGGAGTCACCACAACCCATCCTCAATCGTCATAACCTCGGATGTGCGGGTACGAGTTTTGGACAGGTCTTTGGATGACAGGACTGGGTGGTCGTGAGACAGAAGAACTTTCGGGAACGGCCACTGGAGTTTGGGTGATGCGCTCCCAGTAAACGTGCTTGGACTTCTTTGTCTTTCTGACTTTCCCTTCTTCATGGAGCCTCCTAAGATGATCGGTCGCTGTATGGAC